ATGAACAATCCTTATCAGGCACCTATGATGAATAATCCTTATATGCAATCTCAAAATCCGTATATGGATAGAATGAATTTTTTGCAAAATTATCAGCAGAGCTTACAACAACAGCCTATGCCACAGCAAATGACAGGTATTAACGGAAGAATAGTACAGGCAGTTGAAAATATTAATGCTAATGAAGTCCCTATGGACGGCTCAATGGCATTTTTCCCGAAGCAGGATATGTCGGAGATTTATGTCAAAGGTTGGAATGCCAACGGAACTATTAATACGATTGTGTATAAGCCTTATACAGCCCCAAAAGATAATCAGACAGTAAATACTATGGCTAATACAGAAAATGCTAAATTTACCCTATCAGACGAAAGCACACAGCTATTCTTAAATAAGTTTGAGGAATTATCAGATAAGATAGGGCAATTAGAAGATAGGTTTGATAAATCTTTAGGAACGCAGAGAAAAACTTCAAAAACTCAAAGCAAGGGCGGTGATGAAGAATGAATCAGCAGTTAATTCAAGCTATAAATCAACTTAAGTCAATTCGGAATCCGCAGCAAATGGCTATGAATTGCTTGCAACAGTCGGCACAACGTGGAAATCCTATGGCAAAAAACTTGCTTAATCAGATAAACAGTGGAAATACACAAGGCGCAGAGCAGATTTTAAGTAATTATATGAATACGCAAGGAATAAACCTTAATGATATTAAGGGAATGATGAATTAGGACATTTTGGGTTGTGCGCACATAATGACCGGTTATCCCATTTGTTAATAAAATAAATGGAGGTAAACAAGATGTTTAATTCAAACGGAGTTAGTCTCGCAGATATTGCCGCAGTAACAGGCAATAATCGTAATAACGATGGTATGTGGGGCGATGGTGCATGGTGGATTGTAATTCTCTTAATCTTTGGTTGGGGAAACAACGGTTGGGGCGGTTTCGGTGGAAACGGAAACGGCGCAGGCTACACTGATTCAGCTATACAAAGAGGTTTTGACAATCAGGCAGTTATTAGCAAGTTAGACGGTATTTCTAACGGCTTATGTGACGGCTTTTATGCCATGAACAACAGTATGCTCACAGGTTTTAACGGTATTAACACAAATATTATGCAGACCGGCTATGGCATCCAGCAGGCTATTAACGCTGATACAGTCGCTAATATGCAGAATACCAATGCTTTACAGGCACAGCTTGCAAACTGCTGCTGTGAGACAAGAGAAGCCATTCAGGGTGTAAACTACAACATGGCTACTAACACCTGTGCTTTACAGAACACAATGAACAATAATACAAGAGATATTATTGACAGCCAGCAGGCAGGAACGAGAGCAATCCTTGACTTCTTAACGAATGACAAGATTGCAACCTTACAGGCAGAGAATAATGATTTGAGAAGAGCTGCTTCACAGGATAGGCAGAACGCACTTCTGACTTCTGCTATGAGCGCACAGACAAATCAGATTATTGACGCAGTAAGACCTACACCGGTCCCATCATTTCCGGCAAGCAATCTTTACGGATATGCTTATGGCTGTGGTTGCAACACAGGTTGTGGATGCTAAACGTATGTAAATTCATACGGATAACAACTGAATAATTGAGTATCTTAATTAAAACAACTCAACTAAACCGATTAAAAACCATTTTTAGTCGAGGTTTAGTCCAAGTTTAGTCAAGAGTTAGTCAAGATTATGTCTGCTAAGCAGTATTACTTGATGTTGCCGACACAAATGTCGGGAAGATAAAGGGCAGACTATAATGTTTGCCCTTATTTTATGAAAGAGAGGTAAAAACGATGGAAATAACAGGAATTGCATTACAAACAGTTGCCGCCGGAGAAGATGTGGCATTTACAGAAACACCGGTATGTGGAACTAAATGTATAGTTCACAGACAGGGAAGCGGAATTATCAAGTTAAGAGGTATTACAAATCAGTGTAAGGCAAGATTTTTAGTATCTTATAGCGGAAACATTCAGATACCTACAGGCGGTACGGTTGAAGCTATTTCGCTTGCACTTGCGGTAGATGGAGAGCCTTTACAGTCAACACGAATGATTGTAACACCGGCAGCAGTTGAGAATTTCTTCAACGTATCAGCGCAGGCATACGTGGATGTGCCTTGTAACTGTTGCAGTACAGTAGCCGTACAGAATACGTCCGCACAGGCTATTGAAGTACAGAACAGTAATTTGATTGCAATAAGGGAGGCTTGATGATATGCACAAATGGGCTAAACAGATTATGGAATGCGTCAAGGCTAAGGTTGAAGCAATCGGATTAGATAGCTTTGAGGGGCAGAACCTTGACGATTTAAAGGATTTTACAGAAATAGCGAAGAACATAGCTTGCTTTGACAAAGATTACAGAATTGTTGAAGCTATGGAAAAGTCAGAAGATAACGAAGATATTATGCGTATGCTTGAACAGTACGAAGATTATCCAGACAGAAGATATTACGACCACTACCGCTATGCAAATGGCAGATTCGCCCCTAAAGGCAAGGGAACATACCGCAGGGGATATGAAGAACCGCCTTATATGCACATGTACCCAGAATCAGAGCATATGAGAGATATGGATAGGGATTATGGCAAAATGTACTATACAGAGCCAATGTCTGAAAGCAGTTATGACAGAGCAAAGAGAAACTACACAGAAACTAAGGAAATGCACAAGAATAACACACCAGAGGATAAGGAACACAAGATGAAAGCACTTGATAGCTATACCAAGGAACTTGCAAGCGATATTACAGGTATGGTGGCTGATATGTCGGCAGAAGAGAAGAACTTGCTTAGAACGAAGTTAAGCACTCTTGTATCTAAGATATAATTTTAAAGGCTATGGGTAGCAATATTCATAGCCTTATTCCATTCAGAAAGGAGCATACAGATGATTTTTAGCATTAATGGTACAATGTGGCAAGCACAATATAAAAATCCGTTATCGGGCGAATTAAAGCGGTCAGACAATGTTTCTGTGCTAGGTGTAACAGATAGAAATACACATACAATTTATCTGTCAAACGCCTTGCGTGGATTTATGGAACGCAAAGTGCTGATACACGAAGTATGTCATGCAATCTGTATGTCTTATGATGTGTATTTGCCAATAGAACAGGAAGAGATATTGTGTGATTTTGTAGCAACTTACGGAGATGAAGTGTTTGATATTGTCGATATGGTACTTGGGGCAGTTAGGAGAGTGGGATAATGAGTGTAGATGAGCTGTTAAAAATAATTCAAAGAACCAATCCGGATATGACAAAGGAGAGGATGTTGGCTGAATTGAAAGAAAGCAAATACTCTAGTGCTGCACTTATTATGTCACTAGAAAGCAAAAAGTAGGCATTAAGCCTACTTTTTAATTTTTGCTAATAGTTCATTGTGTGTTTCCATTAGCCATAGAAGTAATTTTTTGCTTCTGTCCTCGGACTCTTCTTCTTTATAAAGAAAATGAGGTACAGGAAGCTCATAATTGTTGCACAATTTCATTGAAAGTTGTAGAACTTCTTCCCAATCTCCACGATTTTGAGCATTTAAAATCTGGTCAAAAATTCCGTGCCAAGCTGTAACCATAGTTTTTCTCCTTTTTGTGTTTTTCTTGCACTTTTAAAAGTGTCAAATAAATACTTAAGTTAAAAAATCGATTTACATTCCAATATGGGTTATTCGGGGAAAAATTAAATTTAAAAATTACTTTACATTCCAATGTGGAGATATTCAAGAAATTAATAGGATTATATAACATTACTAACAATATGTCAAGGTTCTATACTATGTCATATTTTTTAGGGACTATCTTCCCTTTATTTGTACCTTTTTCAAAAGGTTTGATGTATACCACTTTGCCTGACTTATAGTGTCTATAATGTCCTCTTACAGACCAACATTCTGCTACACGGACAATTTTCTTACTTCTGATTTTTGAAGCTACTGTCGGGCTATCTGTCTTGATTGAAACACCATTCAAACGGACAATATGTTCCTTGTTTGAATAAAAATTATGCTCTGAATTGTGAGGACTTCTTTTCTTTCTATGTACTTCCTTTTGTTCAGGATGCAACATAAGATAGTTGAGCCACAAGGTCACACCTAAAGCAGACATAAACAATGATGATAATTTTTTCTTGGTATCATTGTCCTCTTTGCCTTTGATTGCGCCCATAATCTGACTTTTAGGGTCAACATAGTCCTCTATTCTTAAAGAACCGCCTATTGCCATTTCACAAGGAAAAATGTATTTAGCAGAGCAAAGCCATACAGTAGAATTATCGGTCACCGCAAGAGCATCTGCTTTGACAGTAATAGTATTGCCCTCAATGTCTGAATTAAATATTACCATTCCCGATTCGGAACCATTTTTAAGGACAAACACGCCCTCTTTTAAGATTGGCATGGCAGGCACTTTTTCGGGAATATTTTTCATAAATGCCTCTATCTGCTGATACCTGTTAATATTGATTTCAATTTTATCCATATTGGCGGATTTTTTGTATAATTCTGCCCCTTTTTTATTGGCTAAATCAAAAATCTGCTGATTTAAGTTATTTTTCATTTTCTCACTCCTTTCAAAATTTTGATGTAAACTTTTTTGAACCCCCCTATGGTATTTTGACTAGATTACAAAATTCTTTTTAAAAAATCCCGAAAATTTGAACCGGATTTCAAAGCAATTCGTTCTCTTTTTCGTACATAATAAGTAGGGTGGCAGCAGTCATTTTTACAATCCGTTCTCCGGGTTCAAGCGTGAACTCCGTCGCCGGGTCATTCTCAATAAAATTATAATCTTTGTAGATGGTCACGCCCTCTACATCCTGCACCACCACATCTAATATAAGGTGGCTCCCAAATTCCGCTATATCCTGCTTGAGCTCGTCAATTAGCTCCCGACAGTCATAAGAAATTTTAATGCCAGCTTTATTCAAAAATGCCACACGTTTTGCCCCCTTTTCTGATGTATTTTGCGATTAGGGCATACGCCGACGCAATATTAAAATCGTAAATGCCAATAACCGCTACAGCTCTATCAAATAGGGCAGCGGTATATTCCGGAACATTGCGGCGGATGTCCTCCCTTAAGTCTGCAAGGGAGTAACACTTGCCGAGAGTTTCCCAGATATAGGCACATTCGCCCTCTAACCCCATTATTTTGTTATATTCGTCCAAAAAATCCCGGATAGAGTAACCTTTTACACCGGGAAAATGCCTTTTTGAGCATGAGACCGCCTCAAACTCAAATTCTTCCTTTTTGGCAGCAATTACCGCCTGCTTTAAGTCTGTAAATTTAATCATGTTTTTTCTCCTTAAAATATAATGCAAAAATTTTTATACCCCCTACGTTTTGCAGAGGCGTATATCGGAAACTATTTTTAAAAATTCCTTGAAATTTGGTCTGAATTTAACCTTGAAAATCTGCCAGTTAAATTCACGCAAAAAAGGCGGATGCATCCGCCTTTTAAAAATCTCCGTTTGTCTTGCACTCGTCAATGTAGTCATCAACGGTCAATTTTACCGCCGCTTCAATGTCGGCTTTGCTTTCGCTTTCGCTGTATCGCTCGTTTGCGATGTATGAAAGCGTATCATTTAGTGCAGCTCTCAAGGTCTGCTCGTCGTAGAATGGGAGCTTTTTCTCTCTTTCTTCAACGTCAATTGCAATTTCCCACAATTCAACGCTCATTTTTTCGATGTTATTCTTGTAATTTGGTTCTTTCATAGTTAAACCCTCCTAAAATATAATGTAAAATAAATTGATACCCCCTAGGTATATGATTTCCCCAGGTGGTAAAGTTAATTTTAAAATGTGGCAAAATTTCAAGGCAAAATTGCCCCGATTTTACCGCAAAAACAGGCTAAAAACTTTAGCGCCCTAAAGCCTGCAAGCGTTCAAATCCTGCCTTTATTATACACCGGTCAAGGCTGCCCGGTCAAGGCTGCCCGGTCAAGGCTTGGAACGCAAAAACCGCCGCCGGTAGTGATCCGGCGGCGGCTATTGTTCAATGATTTCAAAGCATTTTTGAATTTCTTCCAGACTATGACAGCATTCCCCGCCGGGATAGCGATATATAGCCATATAATCTCCACCGCCTAAAGGCTGCATATCTTTCAAATACGTTCTAAAACCTCCGTTCCCTTTTATGATATTTGGGTATCCATCTTTTCGCATTTTTTCAATTCTTGTCATGTTCCTATTCCTCCATATTTTCAATTTTTCCCGTTTCCGGGTAAAAGCAAGCCGGGGAATCGAACCCCGGAACCGCACCGCCTGCACTTGCTTGGTTATTTTATTCTGCGTCAAAGGCTTCTTCTAATTCGTCCGCCATATCGTCCAAAGCCTCGCCGATTGCCTGACTTAATAAATAGCATCTGATTGTTACGTCCATTTTTTCCCAATCTTCAGATAAAAACCACTCGCCGACCGTCTCGGCATCCGTTCCGAATTCGTCGCAGGCTTCCTCTAAAAGTTCGATATTATCAACAACATATTCTTGCGCCTGCGCCCTGCTAAAAGTATATGAGCTGCTGGCGTTTCCTGTTACTCTGTCGCAGTTAAATAACTCATCGCTTAGATACTCTTCTAACTCTTCACGCTCTGCAAAGTCTTTTAAATCAATGTCGCATTTAATAAAATCAACAACATCTTCTTTTACTGCTTCTAAATAATCATACATAATTTTACACCTTAACCGGACTTGCCGGCTTCCTTTCTTTTTGTGCGGTCTGTCATCATCAGAACCGGGAGACCGTCCCCGGTTGACGCTCCGGGCGGAGCGTTTCGACTTTAGCCCTCTTCATATAAGCTACAGAGCGCATTTTCTATAACTGTATCGTCTGTGCTTATATCTTCGTCTTCTGTTAATGCGTATCCCATTTCTGTTAGATAGATATAGCCTTCATCGAGTAGTTGTTTGAGTTCCTCCGCGTTTTTTGTGACATTTCCTACATATTTCATCATATTTTTTTACCTTAGCCCCTGTTGGGCTTCCTTTCTTTTTTTGTAGCTTAATTATAACGCTATCGTGATATAATTACAATATCGGAGAAACTTACAAATATAACGATAACATTATATGCTTTTTTGTGCAAAATATATAACGATAACATTATATTTTGACAAGAATATTTTTTTGTGATATTTTAGAAAAAAATGGAGGACTAATAAAATGACGGCAACTAAAGCAAAAATAAGAGCGACAAGCAAATACGAGAAAAAAGCATACTTTAAAACGCTTGTAAGATTCAAAGTAGAAGACGAGAAGCGGATCAGAGAAGCAGCAGGGGAAAGCCTGAACGGGTTCATCGTGTCGGCTGTGATGGAGAAATTGCAAAAAATAGAAGAGACAGAAGAGCCAGAAAAGGTAAAAGATCCAATCCGGGGAAGATCCGGCGAATGCCTTTTTTAAATAATTGGTAAAATTTAAAAATACCACTTGACTATATAACGATAACGTGGTAATATAAGGGTATCAAAAGAAAGGACCAGCCGCAAAGGTTGGAGGGTGGAAATTATGAAAGCATGCTACACAAGTATTTATTGCAACGAGGACGGAGCCGGCGAGGTTCTGAGACATAAGACAGCAGAAGCAGCGAGGGAATACCTCAACGGCATCTGGGAACATCTGACAGACAGCGAGAAGAAAGAATATAAAAACGGCAGTTATGATACATTTAAAGCCTTTGAGATTGAAGCAACAGCGGAACAGCTGGAGCAGATAGAAGCAGGCGACATTGCCGCGGAAGATTTAGAAAGCGCGAATATTAAAAACTATCTAGAGCCGGTCTTGTATTACATCATCGACAAAAGAGACCGGAACGCAGAAAGTGAGGCAAAGGCTTACACATTCGAGGAATTAAAAGCCTGCTTTCAGCCGCCGGAGGACTTCCCGGAAGAATTAATTGACGAATGGGAAAACATAGCGGATTTATACGATTTACGCGAATTTCTGGAGCACGAAGCGAACGGAATGGCGCAGCCGTACGAGTTCGAGACCGAAAACGAATAAAACCAATTTAGACCCGGAGCGGTTCCGGGTCTTTTCTTTTTGCCCTGAATCGCCTTAAAATGATTTTTCATTAATAGTATTATTTAAAATATTTTTTAGGTAAAAAATTAGAGAAAGAAAAAAAGAAAAAAGACAGAAAGAAAAAGAAAGAAGCAAAGAAAAAGAAAGAAAGAAAAAATAAAAAAAGAAAGAGAGACCATAGCAAAATTTTTTTCCGGCTTGATTTTTTCAAAAAAATAAATTATGATTTGACTAGATAAAACGAAAGATAAACACGTTACAGACGAAGAACAATTTGAAGTCCTGAACGTGTTTTTTTTAATTTTAACAGAAAGGAGCTGGAACAAGTTGGAAAAGGTAGAAGACTTTAACGATAGCGAAGAAGTATTTGAGAATGATATAGAATTGTATTTTAACGAGTTTTGCAAGAAAGAAAAAATTGAAAACATGGCAGAAGCTCCGCAGTCTATTTTTTACGCTGCTTTAATTTATGTATATAATCACACTTTTAAAAACACTAATAAATTAAAATTAAAGGGTAAATTACAAGGATACAATAATAATAATTACAGTAATCAATATAGTAATATTAATAACAGTAATTGTAATAGTTATAATTATGAATATTTAAACTATATAGCAGATTATTATATATACTTATGTTATAAATATAATAAGATATGCACTATAAGCGGATATTGTAAGCTAACAGGGATAAATGAGGTAGTCATATATAATTGGGCTAATGAACGAACGAAAGCGGATAGACTAAGTACGTCGGCTTATGATTTGTGGGAAAAACTGGCTAAAGATTATGAAGCTAGCGGAGAGGCTCGGCTCTGGTCCGGTAAGAATCCGGTCGGGCATTTGGCAGCACTTAACCGCCGTTTTGGTTGGAATCTGCCGGGAGTTAGTAAGGAAACGAACCAACGGCAAGCCCTGACAGCCGCAGACATTCGCCGACAGCTCCAAAACTCCGCCGATAACGCTTTATTGTCTGACAATTTGAGCCAAAAAGATCCATAAAACCGCCAATATCAACGTTTTGATGTCGCAAAATAAAGATTTTGCGACGTACTAACCGAATAAATCAAGTATATTGATATATTTTATTCCGTGGGTGTAGCAATACGCCCACAACGGCAGGACCTGGAGCATAGACCTGGGGAGGGGGTTTATAAAGTAGCCCAATATGCCGCCACTTAGTCCCCCAAATATCTCAAAAAATAAAAAGCCTATATACATACTTGCAATATACATAACTTTTATATATAATACATATATCTACAATTCTGATAGGATAATCTAAATATTACCCCTTTATAAATTAAATAATTAAATAGCTCTATCGCCAAGTGGTAAGGCACAGCACTTTGACTGCTGCATTCGTTGGTCCGAATCCAACTAGGGCTGCTTAGCTGTTTGACAGCTAATATAATCCATAAGACCCCTTAAAATATTATTTACCCATGCAATTTAAAGGTTGCCGGGGAGTTTCAAGGCTCCCAATGGGTTTAGTCCGTAATTGGGACATACGGACATTTCTTCTCCTTAATAAGTTAAAATCAATCTGGTTGGGGATATAGTTTAAATGGCAAAACTTTTAATGCAGGTTCGATTCCTGTTATCCCTACTAGCCTAGAAATAGGCAAGTTTTTTTCATAACAGTACCCCTTTTATGTGAAAATCAACCCTACAGATGTAGACCGTTACAGGCGGTATGGTTCCGGGGAAGCGGCAACGATTGGCGGTGTTGCGGCTGACTGTAAATCAGTTCCCAAGTGGTAAACAATAGAGGTTCGATTCCTCTCTTCCCCATTGGCGATGTTGCCAGTACACCCCTAGTGCGTTTATTAGAGAAATGCAGGTGCTAATCAATATACCGGTTAAACTTAGTACAGGGAACTGGATTGAGCCGCTTGCGGCTGACTAAAAAATCCTTGGGTGGTGATAACCAAGTAAAAAACCACCGCTTGCCGATATGGGATAATGGTATTCCAATAGCTTGCTAAGCTATCCAACAAAATTGTTGCGTAGGTTCGATTCCTACTGTCGGCGTTTAGGGTTCACGATTGTTAAACCTTGCTTTACAACTTCATAGGTCAAAATCGTTGTAAAAATGTGATGTTTCACGTGTAATCTGTACGCGTGAGCTGATGTGTGGCGGAACGGGTAAACGCTAACTGATGGTTAAGAAAACGGTGTGCATCAAGAATTGCTATTAACAAGTCTGGTAAATAGCTGTAAGCAATTACACCAATAAATCCGTTAGAAAATAAAAATCCATTTATCCCTATTCGTAGGTGCAGACTAACTAACGGAATTTTATGTGTGGTTCAAATCCACACCACATCAATTCTGAAAATTGCAATTAGTAAGGTTCTGGTAGCATAGTGCGAGTTTTGGTGCAAATCCAAAAGCTGGGCGCGTGACATTTAATGGTCATATAGGTTCGATTCCTATACATAGGGTGAGCGTGGTGCAAGTCCACATATCAGAAGCAGTCGGGTCGCCACCGACTAGGCAGGCGTTGCAGTAGCCCCTGCTGAAATAATTAAAATGCTTGTGTTGGTTGATTTGCGAACAGGATGGCAGATAGCGTAATGAAGTGCCATAAATACTTTCCAACACAAGAAACTGTACAACGGATAGTATGCAAGTGGGTAAGCAATCAAAGAAGATGACTGGTAATAACATTGCCAAGTGATAGGCAGGAGTTGTCTGTAATCAGCAACAATGTATTTTCAGAAACCAGTTATGCAGGTTCAATTCCTGTCTATCCGATTATCAAAAACAAGGAGATATGTCTATGGCGCAAGGAGTTAAAACACGAGACATTGATAAGTTCTCGGAGGGTGTAGCAAAATACTTAAACAAGGAATGTAGCCAAGTTAAGGCAGCAGAAATAGCCGGAATGAGCGTTCCGACTTTTATGAAGTATGTGAATAAATTCTTAACCGGCGAAGTATTACCGGACACACTATTCACGCCAAAGAAAGGGTAATTAGGTGGTGTGATATGGAAAAATTTATTTACTTATTTGTAACGATACTTGTAATCTCATTTGCGTATATTTTATGTTTTGCTATTACATACGATATATATGTTAAATGTGCCAAAGATAAACCGAAACCACAAAAACGCAAGAAACATAGCAGAAAAGATGACACTATAACCTTGGAACAATGCAAAGACTTATATTATCCAGAATATAGGTTCGTAGTAGTTCGCCGGAGTACTAATGCTCCACTATATGTCTTTGCTACATTTGAGGACGCAAAAAATGAGATTAAGCGTTTAATGATGACTTCTTGTGACAGCTATTATATCGTCAACTTGGACGAGCAATAAAGAGAGAGGTACGATATGTGTGAGTTTTGCGAAAAAGATTTTATTAAAAGGGTAGACGGGTACGAAAAAGGAAAAAACTATACGAAAAGAACAAAAAGCATTTCTTATTCAAGAGATTATGAACTTAACGAAGTTAACGGAATGATATTAGTACTTGACGAAGACGGAGAAAACCGGCTGTATTTTGACAATTCGAGCTGGGAATACGCAAGAGGATATATAAAAATCAATTTTTGCCCTATCTGCGGGAGAAAGTTGGTGCAGTAATGGCGGAACCTTTAAGTAAATTAGCAGAAAAATGTAAAAGTTACCCTAAATCTGAAAAATGCGGCCATAAAAGAATGGAGTTATGCGCTTTAATGGATTTACCACCACAAAATCTTGCAAGTGCTACACAAGGTATTTTGATGGACAACATGTCGCCTATATTGAGGGAAGAAATAAAAAGCCCTTTAAGTCCATTTAGGTACAAAGACGAATTAGAAAAAGCAATAAATGATTTCCATTTTGGAAATATGTTTATGTATGGTGCTTAGAAAGTTGGAGAAAAAATGAATGAAACTATTTTATATATTTCAAAATCAGAACAGGATATACAAAGTTTTCTGAAATATCTTCAATCAAAGCTAAAAGCAGAACAAAAGGAATGTGCCCTAGATGAAGAACACGATATTTTAAAAGTACCAAAATATTACGATATTGTCGGAAAGAGTGTTCATGGGAATATGCTTGGTGCAGGCTACGGATATTGCAAATATTATTGTTTTTCAGAAGCGTATAGCAAAGATAAGTACAGCAATGCAGAAAATGAAAGGCTTAAAGAAATTCTTATGCACACAAGAGAGGGTGCAGAGAGAATATCAGAACTTGATATTTTGTGTATGCTAGGGTTGGTTTAATAGGCGGTGGAAGAATGAAACATCAAAAAGAATGGCGCACTTGTGACAGGTGCGGAAAAGAAATAATACGCTACGATGAAAAATGTGCATATATCAAAACAAGAGAGGTAAAACCTCTTTACGAAAAAAGCATATGCACAGCCGAAGATTTAGCAAGGGAAGTGTTTCCAATGGCTATATGGAGAGATAATATCCAATACGATTTATGCCCTAAGTGCAGGAAAGAGTTCAAGAGGTTTATGAAAAATGGAGCATGAAAGAAAATGGCGCACTTGCGACAGGTGCGGTGCAGAAATTAAAAAAGGAATATTGTGCGGAAATTCGATTACAAAGAATGGTATTTTAAATGCCACATACGACTTGTGTTGTAAATGCATGGAAGATTTCGAGAGGTTTATGAGGAATAAACAGGGATAAAACTGCCATATTAACAGAGGGAATAAAAATAAATTGTTAGGAGCGATTGAATGAAATTAAAGGTAAAGAAAAATATAATAGTTTTACCATTCACGAAAGGCGATAAGTATTATTTAATACAATTTAATTATAGCATAACAGAACGTGAAAACAGGTATGACCATGTTGCAAATAGACCTATTGCTTTTGCAAAAAGTAAAATTTCTGGGTATCAAATAATTGAAAGAGAATGGACATCTTATTGGGAAATTGTGCAAGCCATTGAACATAACTTAGTTGGAAAAGAATATTTTATAAGCGAAGAAAATGCGATTAAAGTAGCGGAGGAAGAAATGAAAAAAGGTAAAGTATCACAGGTGGTTTTATGAAGTATACAGATACAAAGATTTGTAGCGGATATAGCCACGAACTAAAACCTTGTGAGCATATAATGAAATGTGACCTTTGTACTGGCCCCTTTGTTGATACAAACGGAAATGAACAATATGTATGTAGTCCGGGAGTTATGAATTTTAAATGCAAAAGAGACAATCCAAACTGGAAGCCTTTGACAAAGCAACAATTTATTGAATTATACAAACAAATGCCGGATAGGACAAATATAAGTATTGGAGAATTACTCGAAAAAGCAATAATTGATGGAATTATGGAGGAAAACAATGATGAAAATATCAGAAATGAATAACTGCATTGAAGAAATGCGAAAATGCTACAATTTTAAAGATAATGAAACAGAAATTAGGCTTACAAACCCGGTAAGTTATGATGACAAGTATGTTTATATTAGCACAAGAGATGAAAATGGAACAAAAATTGAAATGACAAAAGCCGTAGGTGAAAAGAATGAAAATATCAATACAAGAAATAGTGCAAAAAGCTGCTGATGAAGTATTAGACAATGTCAAAATCGGCAATACCCCTTTTCGTGAATGGGTTGATAATGTAAGTAATGCTTATGCAAATAAAAAGTGTAACCTGACTTCCTGCCGATACAATGCAGATGGCAAGTGTACCAATGACGAGAAGAGAAAAGAATGTGTTGAGGTATCAGAAAAAGTGTTGTGCATTGATAAGAAAACATTCAGAAAGATTGATAATGTTAAACATATCGGCGATGATGATGGCAAACCGATGGAAACATCTGAATTTCACGATATGACTATTGGCATTGATATTTCAGTTGATGCAGTCAATGAGTATGCAAAATCAATTCTAGGCAGATACCCGAAAAAATAATTATGAATTTTCAAGAGCATTAGCAATGAAAATCCTAGAGGAAACAAAATCATTAGCGAATAGTGAAGAAAAGGAGTGAAATTATGTTAATAGTCGCATTACAAGATGATGTAGATAACCTATATGCTATATGGAATACAGTTACAGACCGATTTTTAGGAGTTAATCTTGGGAAATATGAAGCTGCCGGAATTATTATGGATTACAAGGAAAATGACACCTTTGAAGAAGCATTAGACAGAGTAGAACATCCACAGCCTTTTAAAGATATTGCTAAGTGTTTATGTGAAGAACTTAATCGTGACGATAACAAAGTTGAGAATGCAATTCAATACTTAAAGGACATATCGTGGGAAATAGGTACTGTTAGTGCTGAATGTCTTTCGGAAAAGGACGGACAAAAAATGAGAGAGTACATAAATGTACTTGAAAACAGAATTGATGAATTAGAACAATGATTGCTGATTATCAGCGGAAAGGAATATATCATGGCTGATTTGAAAATATTTACAGAAAATATAGAACATGAAGCATTGAATCAGATATATACGCTTGTAAAACAGCCAGCATTTTCGGATTGCAAGATAAGAATTATGCCAGATGTTCATGCAGGAGCAGGGTGCGTTATCGGGTTTACTGCTGATTTAGGAGAAAAAGTAATACCGAACATTGTTGGAGTTGACATAGGCTGTGGGATGCTTACTACAAACTTGGGGAATATTGATATTGATTTTGAGAGATTAGATAACGTCATTAGAAAATATGTTCCAAGTGGTAGAAAAGTTCATGAAGAAGAAAACTTATCTGTTGTAAGTGATATTATTGAAAAATTGTATTGCAAGGAACAGTTGAAAAATATAGATTGGCTGAAAAGAAGTTGCGGCACGTTGGGGGGCGGCAATCATTTTATCGAAGTTGATAGCGATAGCAAGAATAATAAATATCTTGTTATTCATTCGGGAAGTAGAAATGTCGGAAAGCAAGTTGCAGAAATATATCAGCAAATGGCGATTGATGATATTTCGGGAAAATCGAATTTCAAACAAGATAGTGAGAAATTGATTGTTGAATACAAAAAATGTAAAAGAGAAAGAGAAATCAGCAAGGCTATCAAAGAATTAAAGCAGTCCTACGAAACAAATACAACTAAAATCCCTAGAGAGTTATCATATCTTATTGGAAAACATAGAGAAATGTATTTGCACGATATGAAATTATGCCAAGAGTTTGCGGAAATTAACAGAAGAGCCATTCAGAGCATTATTTGCTACTATATGGGTTGGAACGTTACAAAAGAAACGGAGCGATTTCAAACGATTCACAACTACATTGAACACGATACAAATATTGTTCGTAAAGGTGCTATTTCTGCAAAAGCGGGGGAAAAAGTACTAATACCAATAAACATGCGTGACGGTTGCATTTTGGGAATTGGCAAGGGAAATGAAGATTGGAATTATTCAGCACCGCATGGAGCGGGGCGAACTATGAGTAGGTCAAAGGCAAAAGAAAGCATTTTGCTAGAAGAGTATCAAAAAGCAATGGATGGAATATTTACAACATCTGTAAATACATCCACGATTGATGAAAGCCCTATGGCATATAAAACAATGGATGAAATAATTGGAAATATAAAAGACACTGTTGAAATAGTTGACATTATAAAACCGATTTACAATTTCAAAGCAAACGAATAAAACAATTACCGGCTAACAAATGGAGTTAGTCGCTAACCTAAAACAGTTATAGGCAGAGGTCAAGGCACTTCTGCTTTTGCGGAGGTGCTTTTCTTGAATTCTGAATTAAATCAACTGATAGATGATTGCGAAAAATACATATCCCAAAATGGAATAGATGAAAATATCATAGAAACCTACTACAACGTGTGCCAGCTTGCCAAGAATGAGGATGAAATTGACACAATGTTAAAATGTACGGCTAGGACAAAAGAACTTATAAATGGCTATTGTACAAAGCAGTTTAACGGAAAAGATATATGGGAAGTTGAGAAAGTTGTACAGGAAAGTGATAGTGAATATCCACTACTTAATCAGTTTTATGATGTATTAAAGCTGGAGAGCTATTACAATTTTGAAAGTTTTATGTTTTATATGGAACGTAAAAGGCATTGGACTAAAAGATTTTATTATCCACGCCGTAAAACTCTTAAAGTTGTAGTTAAGGACCTTGAGGACCTTGAGAATGGGATAATCAAATTTTACGGATTGTCAATGCCGTCAAGAGTTGGAAAAGCGATTTCTTACGATACACCGGTATTGACAGAAAAAGGTTGGAAAAAGCATGGCGATTTAACTATAAGAGATAGAGTAATAGGGATTGACGGAGAATTTAAACGCGTATTAGCAATCCATAACCCTTGTGAAATGGAGTATAAGGTTACTTTTTCGGATGGAGAAAGCATTGTTTGTCATGGAAACCATGAGTGGGTTGTATACGACAGGCACTTACAGAGAGAAGTTACATACGAAACAAAATTCTTAAAGGAAAATCTTTTTGAGAAAGATGGACGAAAAAGAATGCTTCTTCCTGACACACAAGAACTTCAAGGCTTCCATAAACCACTATGGGTTGACCCGTATACATTAGGAGCGTGGCTTGGCGATGGAAGAAATACTAATCCGGATATATGCGGAGCGGAAAGCGATTATGCAATAGTTCAAAAAATATTATCTGCTGGATATGGATTGGCATGGGATACAAAACACAAAACTACCGGTGTAAGATACTATGGATTTAAAGGACTTAGAGAACAATTACAAAAATATGGAATGTGTCACAGTAGGCACACAACACTTAAACACATTCCAGATGAATATTTAATTGCTGACGAAGAACAAAGATTAGAACTTTTAGCTGGATTGCTAGATACTGATGGCTGCTTAATTGAAAAAGAAAATAGGTATCAGTTCACAACATCTGATTTTACTCTTAAAGAAGATTTTGTGACACTTGTCAATACGTTTAGATGGAGAACGTCTATAAAAATGTGCAATCCTAAAACAAGTTCATCTGGAATACAAGGGAAAAAGAATTATTGGACTATTAGCTTTAATCCGACAAAATTTATACCATGCCAGTTGAAAAGAAAACAGTTAAACAAATTTTCCACCCAAAGAAGAATATCGATTGAAAAAATCGAAAAAATTCCAAAATGCTCATCATATGGAAACTGTATAACGGTCGAAGACGGCATGTATTGTGTTGGAAAGACACTAAAGCCTACACACAACAGCACTATATGTATATTTTTCCTTGCGTGGGTATCGTTACGCAGACCTAACAGCCATTCAGCTATGGGCGGTCACTCTGGAATATTGGCAAAAGGCTTTTATAAAGAGCTTATGAACTTATTTACTACGGAAGAGTATACATTTTCTGAATTATTTTATTTTTGGAATCCAGAATATGCAAAAAAGCCACTTGTAACAGACAAAAGTGCTGATGAATTTACTATCACTCTTGGAAATCCGGATAGATTTGCAACAGTTACTTGCCGTGGTATTGATGGAACTTGGACCGGTGCAGTTGACGTATCAAAAGATGGATATTTGTATGTAGATGACCTGGTAAGAGATAGAGAACATTCGTTATCGCCTATGCGAATGGAAAATACCTATCAAGAATATCTAAACAAAATGGTTGACCGAAAAAATGATGGGGCAAGAGAACTTATGGTTGGTACATTGTGGAATGTCCTTGACCCATTGGAACGAATGAGAAAACAATACGAAAATGACCCACGATACAGGTTCAGAAGAATACCGGCACTTGATGAAAACGATGAAAGCAATTTTGATTATGAAATAAATGGCTTTTCAACAGCTTATTACAGAGATATGAGAGAAAAACTTGATAAAGCTGAATGGGAAGCTAAATTTATGCAAAGACCTTTTGTTCGTGAGGGATTGTTGTTCCCGACTGATGAATTAAGATATTTTAACGGAATACTTCCGGATGGAGATTTTAGAAGAATTGGAGTTACGGATATTGCGTGGGGTGGAGGAGACAGCTTGTCAATGCCTATTGGGGCAGAATACGATAATGGAGATGTATACATTTATGACTGGGTGTTTAATAAAGGACCGAAAGAAGTAACAATACCACTCGTTGTAGGTAGAATTATAGGTAATCAAATAAGACAGACAAGATTTGAGGGCAATATTGGAGGAGATTTATATTGCCAGTATGTTGATGAAAAATTGCAAGAGCAAGATTATAAATGTTCCTGCACAAGCAGAAAGGCGCCAAATAAAGTTGAAAAGTTATCAAAAATTATTGCATATTCTGGAGACATAAAAAGAAAATTTATATTTCTTGATAGCCATAAAATTACACAAGAACAAATGAAAAAAGATGCAGATTTAGGAATTGTTAGATATAGAAGAAATGAAGAATACCAAGCGGCTATGGATGAATTAACAATGTTTGTTAGCATTGGCGGCAATGAACATGATGATGCTGCGGATGGACTTACACAGCTTGAAATGTTTATAGAAAATCCAAATGATGTAGCAAGAGTTGAAGCGACAGAAAATCCATTTAGGAGGTATTGATATTATGGTAACAAAGGAAGTTTTATCACAATATTCGGATTTACAGGAAGAAGTAAAAGAAGTAAGGCTAAAGATAGAACGGCTTGAAAGAGATATAAGTAAAATTGAAGCCGGGGAAACTGTTGTGGATTCTGTTTGCGGTGGAGATGGCGGTAAACAACATTTTAAAATCGAGGGTATACCATTTCCAGAGTATGGCAGGAAGAAAACACTCCTATATGCAAGAAAAGCCACGCTAAAGCTACTTGAAGATGACTTATTAGAAAAAACCAATGAAGTTGAAGAGTTTATAGCAAAACTTGATGATAGCAGGATGAGAAGAATTATCAATCTTAGATTCTTAGAGAATAAGACTTGGATTCAGATAGCACATATCATAGGCGGAAACACAGAGGACAGTATCAGAATGGCTTTTAACCGGTTTATTGAACAAAAATAATAAAAGTTGTTCGATTTGTTCGGAAACAATATTGTATTATTACGATGAAAGTACTACTCCATAGACAATCACTAAAAAGTATCGTCACTTAATTGTGGCGGTGCTTTTTATTATGCAAAGAGGTAACAGAATGGATTTTTATAGCGACAAAGACAAATCAATTATATGCCCTAACTGCCACAAGTTCTTAACTAAGGCAGATAGCAAAGACCCAAGGATACATAAATTAACGTGTGGACATTGTGGGAAATGGATATGGTATGTGCCAAGTGATGAAGACAGTTTTCAAATTAAGGAAGTACCAAACAATAGGACAACTTCAAGCGGTAAAACGTTTTATTAGGAGCAAGATATGAACACAATGTATTTTCAAGACCTTGTTAGAGGCTGTTATGGTAGAAAAATTGCATATACGAATGTAAATACAATAACTGCTAACAATGTTGTTAAGGTTATTGGAAGTACTATAGGTGTATTTAATTGGAATAAACCGGTTATTAAGTATCTGTGGCACTATTACAAGGGCGACCAACCAATATTGTACAGGCATAAGCTAACCAATGAAGATATTACAAACAAGATTGTCGAGAACCACGCATACGAAATTGTTCAGTTTAAGGTAGGGCAGACGTATGGCGAACCAATCCAGTTTATTAGCCGCAAAGATGATGAAGCTATCAATAAAGCGGTTGACATACTTAATGATTTTATGGCGGATGCTAATAAGCAGGAGAAAGACATTAAAGCTGGGGAGTGGCAGTCGGCAACAGGTACATCATTCAAAGCGGCACAGCCTAAAAATGGAGATGTGCCATTCAGAATTGTAGCACCTACGCCACTTAATACTTATGCTATTTATAATGAGAGCACCGAAGAACAGATACTTGTTGTACAGGAACTTAAAGACGAGGATGGAAATTGGTATAAGATGGCATTTTCCGACACTATGTCTTTCAGAATTGTTGATAGCAAAGTAGTTGAAGCAAAACTACATACATATGGCGAAATCCCTATTGTAGAATTTCCGAATAACCATGAAAGAATATCTGATATTGAGCTTGTTATCGGTATGTTGGACGCAATTAATAATATGCAGTCTAACAGAATGGATAGTATACAGCAGTTTGTCGAGTATTGGGTTAAGTTTGTTAATTGCGAGATTGACGAAGAAACATTTGCAAAAATGAAAGAAAGCCATGCGTTAGTTGTTAAGTCAATGAATAAAGATAACAAGTCTGACGTTGACATTATGACGCAGGAGCTTAATCAGACACAATGCCAAGTTGCTAAAGATGATTTGTGGGATAATACATTATCCATATTAGCCATACCGACAAAACAAAGTAACACCGGCGGAGATACGCAAGGGGCAGTTCAATTAAGAAACGGATGGGACTTCTCTAAGACAAGAGCAAAATTGAAAGACCCTGTTGTTAAAACATGTGAAAAACGATTGGCAATAGTTGTTCTTAATATCCTAAGGCTTGCAGGAGAAGATTTAAAGTTGTCAGTCAGAGATTTTGATGTGCAGATAAATCACAGTCCGCAGGATAATATGTACACCAAGGCGCAGACATTGCTTTTACTTTTACAAGCCGGCATACATCCACTTGTTGCAATTAAGACAGTTGGGTTATGGGGCGATTCTGAAAAAACATATGTATTATCTAAGCCATATTTAGATAATCTATACAAAACTATTAAAGATGCAGAAGAACAAGAAAAGAAAGCGCAAGAGATAGTTAATCAACTTAATAATAATCAGCAAAATAAGGCAGTTATCGAATAATCGGTAGCTGCTTTTATTTTATAAAAATTGCACCTATGCGTGAAATAGGAGAAATCACAAGTTGAGCAACCAACGTAAAAAAGCGTAGTGAATCGGAGGTAATCATGACAAGAGAACAGGCAAAACAGAATCTTATTTCAATCGGAGTGACAGAGCCGACAGACGAACAGATAAGCAATTATCTGAATCAGGTCAATGGCGAGACAAAGAAAGAAAAAGACAGAGCAGACGGCTACAAGGCTAAAGCTGACACAGCAGACAGTTTACAGAAACAGCTTGATGAAATACAGGCTGGCAATCTGACGGAGCTTGAAAAGGCAAATAAAGCCTTAGATACAGCTAATCAGCAGATAGCAGATTTACAGAAATCTAATGCTATCAGAGACCAGAGGGAAGCAGCTATGACTAATTTTAAGATTACTGCTGAACAGGCAAAGACAGTTGTTAAAGACGATGGAAGCCTTGATTACACCGAACTTGGCAAGATTATGTCCGAAAAAGAAACAGCTGCGGCACAGGCGAAAGAACAGGAGATTGCAAAACATCAGGATATTCCGGGCGGCGGCAGCAATAAAGGCGGCGCAGACAATAAGACAAATGCTGAAAAAATAGCAGAAAGCCTTATATCTAATGCACCTAAAAACAATGACGTTTTATCACATTACATTCAACAATAACAGGAGGTAAAAAATGGCAAAGGAAATGAATATGCAGTATGAAAAGACTTCATACGCAGGAGATGTTCAGATTTTAAAGAGAGAGCCTAATGAAGCAATCCCATTAACACTTGATTTTTCAGCGGTAACAGAAAAGGATGCGAATGGAAAGAAGATTGTAAAGGCTGGTACACCAGTAAACAAGTCAGGTGTGGCTGATAATACAGCAACAGCAATCGGAATCTTAAGATTTGATGTAACAGAAGATAGACCACAGGGAGTAGCACTTAAAAAGGCATATCTTAATACAAAGGTAGCGGAAACACATTCCGGCGTTACATATGCAGAAGCAGTTAAGACAGCTCTTCCAATGATTGTATTTGAATAATAACAGGAGGTAAACAGATGTTAATTAATGAAGTATTAGACAGCAAGTCTATCGTATTATCAGCAACAGAAAACGCTAGTAATCAGATACCTTATCTTGGTTTACAGTGGTTTCCAGAAAGAAAGAAACAGGGGCTTGATTTAAGTTGGATTAAGACACATAAAGGGCTTCCGGTATCACTTGCACCATCCAACTTTGACACAATCCCAACAATTAGAGCTAGAGAGGGATTAAGCAAGGAAAAAACACAGATGGCATTTTTCCGTGAGGGAATGACAGTCGGTGAAGAGGAAATGCTTGAAATCGAGCGTATTCAATCAGCAGATGACCCTTACCTTGCAAGTGCTTTATCAAGCGTATATGACGATACTAACAACCTTGTAAGTGGTGCAGAGGTTGTGCCAGAGCGTATGAGAATGTCACTTCTTGCCACAAATGCAGGTCATCCGGTAATTGCTATTGTAAGTGATGGCATTCAGTATGCTTACGATTATGACAAGGATGGTTCATACGCAAAAGACCATTACGCAAAGTTATCCGGCACAAGTATGTGGAGCGATACAACTAATTCAAAACCGCTCACAGACCTTAACAATGCAAGAAGGAAGTTACAGAAGCAGGGCAAGATTGCCAGATATGCACTTATGAACAGCAATACATTCCAGTATCTGCTTGACAATGCACAGATAAGAAACTCAATCCTTGCACAGAACCTTACAGCAACCATTGAGGTTGATGATGATACCGTTATTTCAGTAGTGCAGAAGAGAACAAAGCTCACTATCGTGCTTTACGATAAAATGTACATTGATGATGATGGCAAGGAACAGTACTTCTACCCAGATAACAAGGTTACGCTTCTTCCAGAAGGCAGTCTTGGCAGCACTTGGTTTGGCACTACACCGGAAGAAAGAACTGCAAGACAGGTAGCCGATGTAGATGTAACAGTATATGGTGTAGGTATTACAGTCGCTACAAAGACAGAGTACGGACCACCTATGAAGATGTCAACATTCGCTTCCGAAGTTGTGCTTCCATCATACGAGAATATGGATAGCACATTCGTATATGAGGTTCATAGCGAAGAGTAGGAGGTGCAACTATGAAATATCCACATATAGTGGTTCATAATGGCAAATGGTACAATGCAGGCGAAGAAGTCCCGGAAAAAAACAATTCCGGGGCTTCTTTTGATTATAGCAAGACAACCATTAATCGTATGTCTACATCTGATTTACAGGCTTTTGCCACAGAACAGGGTATAGACAACGCAGAAGAACTTACAGGAGCAGAGTTAAAGAAGCTGTTAATTGAGAAATTAGGATTATAGGAGCTGAAATTATGGAATACACCACATTAGAACAGGTTAAAATCAGACTTAAACAATTTCATATTGATACAGTCGCAAATGATGATGAAACAACATCTGATGTGGTAGTGTTCGATAACAAAGAAGATAATCCGATAATCGAACAGCTTATTAAACAGGCTACAGAAGATGTAAAGGCAAGAAGAAATTACCCCGACAGTTACACAGATGAAATGATAACCGAGGACTTGAAGAAATTTGAGAGCGTTATCGTTAATCTGACTGTCTATGACCATTCACAGGCAGGCGAAGCATTTATGGCAAGCTACAATGAAAATGGTGTCAACAGGACTTGGAAAGATAGAGACAGCTTGCTTGTTGGGGTATTCCCCTTTGCTAAAGTTTTATAAAGAAGTTTGTGCGTTACCAATATGGTAGCGGGCGGCACACATTAAGGGTGGTGGGCGGTGTGCCATTATTCGTTATGAAAGGCGGTATATCAATGCCAACAGCAGTAATTATAAGTATTATTTCGGTTACTTTTTCCGTCTTTTTTGGGCTGTTTACATTAGGACTTAATCTTAAGAACAGCAAAAAAACTGACAAGGCAGAACTTACGGAGCGTGTAAAGGAAAATACACGCATAAATATGAAACTTGACACAATATCAGGCAACACAACAGAGATAAAGAATGAAGTTATAGAAATGAGAAAAGAACTTAATTCTCACGATAGCCGAATTGTCAAGGTTGAAGAAAGTGTAAAGTCAGCACACCACCGAATAGACGGATTGGAAACACGGCTTAATGAAGATAAGGAGGTATAGCAGAATGGAAATTATGCAGGTATTAATCGCAAATATGACAATTATCTTAGCGATTGTCGGAGCATTAGCTTTTGTAGTGTCCGTAATTACACAAGTAATTAAGGGCATTGGAGTATTTAATAAAGTGCCTACGGATATTATAGTATTTATTTTGTCAATCGGTATTACTGTAGCGGCTTTTGTTGCCTACATGCAGTATATTCAGATGGCAATACTGTGGTATATGATTCTTGCGGCAATTATGGCAGGATTTGTTGTAGCATTTATTTCAATGTACGGATGGGAAAAACTGTCTGAATTATGGAAGCGATTTGGCAAGGATGTGAAGTAATATGCTTGACATCAATAAGCAGGCTATGAAGTATTCGCTTCAAGGACAGACAGTAACCATTTACGAAAGAGATGATGATGGCAATATCCTATATGAGGGATATACCGACACAGAGGGCAACTTCATTCCTTATCTTGATGATGAGGGGAATAAGATACCTAAAGTTCTTGAAGAAAAGATAGGTTTTTCAAAGCCTGAGGTTTTTGAAGCAAATATAGCTTTTAGCGGTGGAGAAGCACAGAGTAAAGAATACGGCTTCGATACCGCTGATTTTGACGCTATTTTACTGACAGATAGGAATGTGTTACCTATTCAAAAAGGCGACCTTATCTGGCTTGATAGCAAGCCTACATACACATCTGACAGTCTTGTTGATGAAACATCAGCGGATTTCACGATCGTAGGCATTAAGCCGGCACTATGTTCAACTAAGTATATGCTTAAGGCGGTTGTAAAGTAGGTGTGATATGGCAAGACATACAATTAAAATATCCTTGTCTCAAAATTCGATAAATGAAGCTATCAGACAGCTAAAACAGTACAAGGAATGGATTACTGAAAAGACTTTCCAACTTGTTAAAGAGCTTGCGGAAGTTGGAATACCTGTCATAGATGAAAATATGGCAAAAGCAAGCTACACTTACGATGCAGAAGGCATCAGAAGCGGTTCCAACACAAACCATTATACATACGTCAAACTCCGGTCCTTTGGCGACTACAATGAAGCAATACTAATTGTAGAAGGCAAAGAGCTTATGTTCATTGAGTTTGGAGCCGGTGTTTTTTACAACGGAGAAGCAGGCACAAGCCCACATCCTAAGGGCGAAGTAAATGGTATGGTAATTGGTTCCTATGGCGAAGGACACGGCGTTCAAAAGATATGGGGATATTATGCAGACAGCGGAGAACTCATTCTTACACACGGCGTAGAAGCACAAATGCCTGTTTATAAGGCTGATATGGAAATCATACAGAAATATGTTGAAGTAGCAAGGAGAGTGTTTAGTTAATGGCAAATGCTAATGATTGGGTGACAGACCTTGAAAGTACAGTTGTAGCACTTGTCAAGGCTAAGAGCTTGCCACAGTTACAAAAGAAATATCCCAAGGTCAGAATTACTGACGAGGGAGAAAGTAGCGGTTCGGCAGTATTCCCTACCGTATACATTCATTTACTAACCCCAACCGAACAGGGACAAACACTTGACGGGCAAACGATTAACGCATTGTTAGCAACATTCCAAGTAGATGTCACAACTAACACAAGCAAGTCTGACTGCCGTAAAGTTATGACAACGGTTATGAACGTTTTTAAAGAGATGAGATTTCAAGGCAAAGCATTGCCGGAAACTTCAATAAACAACAAGATACATCACAGCGTGGCACGCTTTAGCCGTGTCATCGGTGCGAATGACAGATTAATTTAGCAACAAAGAGCAGAAATGCTCTTATTTTTTTATCCAACAGGAGGTAGACAAATGGCAAATGCAGTAGCAGGGTTAAGCACATTAGGCGTTACTTTTTCTTACGGCGTTGAAACAACGGCAGGAACAAAGCCAACAGCCTTTAAGTTGCTTTCAAGAATTAACTCTATTGGCGAAATCACAGTAACACCGGAAGCAATAGACGCTTCGGCACTTGAAGACAGACAGACAAGAAACATTGCCGGAAGAGATACTGTATCTGACACAGTTACAGTTACAGTTAATAAAACAGATGAAACTATTGAGGAATGGAAAGCTGTTATTACCGCTTACAACGGTTTAACCGGCGGTAAAAGAATGTGGTTCCAGGAGATTACTCCGGGCATAACAGACGCAGAGTTTTTTGTAGCACAGCCACCATCAAAGTTACCAATCACAAGTAAGGAGCAGAACGGACTTCTTACAATGGCACTTAACCTCATTATTGAGGAAATGGTAGGTACTGACACAAAGGTAGAGCCTACACCGGGGGAATAGTCAGTCAGTCGCTTAATACAATAAATGCTGTTGTGACTGACGAGGAAGAAACAGCGGATTACACACCAATAGGTGAATAACAAGTCAGTAAAGGGCGGTCTAAGGACTGCCCCTTTCCTATAGAAAATATAGGAGGAAAGGAAAATAACTATGGAAATTAAAGCAAATGGAAAAGAATATGCACTTAGATTTAGTTTTGACGCAGCAGAGGACAGAACTATTGTTCAGAAAATGTTTAATTACCTTACAGGTTCTTCAATGTTTGAAGATATGGACGGCAACCCGGTTCAGAGAGCGCTTGAAGGAGCAGCGATAACAGTCGGAAATATGCCACAGACTTGTATAGATGCGGTATATGCAGGATGTCTTGAAAAAAATGCTGTGACAAGAGAAGAAGCTAAGCAGATAGCAAGAGCATATTTAAGTGAAAATAAGAAGAATTACAGGGATTTATTCCTTGAAATAATAAAAGCAATGGAAGAAGACGGTTTTTTCGACCTGTCGGGAATAACATCGTCTCTGAACGCAATGGCGGAGAACATAGAGAAACAGATGGCGGAAGAAAATCCCGAAAAATAGACATCCATAAGCTAATATGGGAAAAATATTTTCCTGTGGCTTTTGCTATGGGAATTACGATAGAAGAATTTAAGCACATGACACCTACGGAATTTGAATACTGCCTAAAAGGTTACAAAATACGGAGAAATGCACAAAACATAGACTTGTGGACGTATGCTATAACCTATCTTATCCCGGCAATCAAATTCGGTGTTAGAAGTGGAGCTTGGGGAAAAGATAAGGTAGATTTCCCTAGTGAACCTATCAGCTTGAATAATAACGAAGAACCAACAGAAGATGAGATTGAAAGAAAACGAAAAGAATTTGCACTGCAAATGAAAACAATGAAAGCTAATTGGGATTTAACTCACAAAAAAGGGTAATAAGACAATAGTTTTATTGCCCTTTATTTTTTTATAAAAAGGCAGGTGCAAGGCGTGGAATTAGATTCATTAGAGATAAAAATACAAGCGACAGCAACTAAAGCGAATAATGCTATCGACAATATGATAACAAGGCTTGAAAAACTGTCGGGGACATTGAGTAGTATTAACGGCACATCATTATCCGGGCTTGCGAATGGTGTTAATAGGCTTGCGGCAGCAATGCAGACGATGAAAAATGTCGGAACGGCAGATTTCACAAGGCTTGCCAAAAATATCACAAAATTAGGTAGCATAAACACTGTTTCATTGAACAATACGGCTAGTTCACTATCGCATATCACAAGGGCATTTAGTAATTTAGCAAGTGTCCCTCAAAATGCCGCAAGTATAGGTACACTTGCACAAGGGATAAGCAGACTTGGAAGCAAAAGCGTTCAAAATGCGACAGTTAATATTCCAAGACTTACAGCAAGCCTTATAACAATGCTACAGCAACTGTCAAAAGCACCGGCGGTAAGCAATGGAGTGATAAGACTTGCGGATTCACTTGCTAATCTTGCATCCCAAGGAAGCAGAGTTAATACAGCTTCTGCAAGCCTTCAAGGTTCGCTGAACAATACAAACAAGGCTGCAAAGAGAACCCACAAAGGAGTAAAAAGCCTTGCTTCTATTTTTGGTAAACTATATGCTAATTTCTTTTGGGTTATAAGAGGTATGAAAAGCCTTTGGAAGTCCATAGAGAGTACCGCAGACTACATAGAAGCATTTAACTACAAAGCTGTAGCTTTCGGGAAAATAGGCTCTGAATGGGGCAAAGAGTATGAGAAGTACGGATATGACAATGCAGAAGCTTATGCAAATAGTTTTTCAAAAAGAGTTGATGAACTCTTAGGGAAATTATCCGGGTTAAGCGTAGATGTTAAAGGCGGATTAATTAAAGCTGATTCTGCTAAAAACCTTGGACTTAACATACAAGAGATAACGCAGTATGCTTCGCAGTTAGCTTCTGTCACTAACTCATTAGGGCAGACAGGCGAAGCAACAACAGCAATAACAAAGTCAATGACAATGTTAGCAGGCGATATAAGCTCACTTTTTAACGTTGACTATTCAACAGTAGCCACAAACTTACAAAGTGGCTTAATCGGGCAGTCAAGGGCATTGTATAAGTATGGTATTGATATTACCAATGCCACATTAGCAACATACGCTTATAACTTAGGGATAACTAAGAGCGTAAGTGAAATGTCGCAAGCTGAAAAACAACAATTAAGATTTATTGCAATTCTTGACCAATCTAAGGTATCTTGGGGCGACTTGGCAAACACTATCAACAGCCCTAACAATATGCTTAGACAGTTCAAGACAAACTTGTCTGAAACAGGAATGGTATTAGGACAAATCTTTGTTCCGGTGTTGCAAAAAGTAATGCCTGTTGTAAATGGCGTAACAATAGCTTTTAAAAGGCTTCTTGTCAGTATTGCTCAATTTGCAGGAGTTAAGATTGACTTTGAGAGCTTCGGACAGAGTGGCTATAAAGATACAACAGACGGATTGGAAGACGTTTCCGACGGCTATGACGGAGTGGCCGAAAGTGCAAAGAAAGCCGCTATTTCCCTTATGGGGTTTGATGAAGTAAATAAACTTTCTGAAAACAGTGATAGTAGCGGTAAAAACGCAGGAACCGGGGATATTGACTTAACAGATAAAATTGTCGAAGCCGCAAGCGAATACGAAAAAGTATGGCAGAAAGCCTTTGACAATATGAATAATAAAGCCAATGAATGGGCGGATAAGTTTGAAAGCAAACTTTATTTCCTTAAGAACATAGGCAAATTAATTGCCAATGGCGAATATTATAAAGCCGGAGAAACGATTGCTAAAAAACTTAGTAATGGTATTCACTCTTTTGGGTGGGATAAAACAGGAACATTCATTGGAAAAAGCATTACCAACACGTTAGATTTAGTTGCCGGGTTTACAAATAACTTTAATTGGAAACGGCTTGCAAGCGACCTTACTTCTTTAATTAACAATGCAATAAAGAATATTAAGCCTAAGAGTTTTGCAAGTGCAATTAACGGCATTTTAAATGGAATATGGGATTTTGTAACAACCTTTTTTAAGACACTTAATTGGAAACAGTTTGCTAGCTTTATCGGGCGACTCTTACAAGAAATTGATTGGGGAACTGTAGCAAAAATAGGACTTGCAGTAGGAATGGGCAAGTTGGCAAAGACGGCCGCAACAAGTTTCTTTAGCGGTTTTAAAGCTCAAATGTCGGTTGGTAATCTGGTGAGTGGAATTGGAAGCGTAGCCACTTACGCAGGCTCAAAGGTAGGAAGTGCATTTATGAGTGGACTTACTTCTCCACTTATGGCAATCCCGGCAATTACGGCAACAATTTTAATTGGGGAAAACGATTATTACAGTAGACTTGCCGAACTTTATGAAAAAGCCAGAGGGGAAGTCGATGAAACAACACAGAAGTTTGTTGATGACATTAACACCTCAAATGACAAGATAAAAGAACTTGCTGACGGAATTTACGATTCATTCCAAAAAAATGATACCACCACACAAGCTGACAAACTCAAAATAATAGCAGATAAATACTTTGAGTTAGCGGATGGTGCTGACAAGAGTACAGAAGCCTTAAAGAAACTTGATGAGTACAAGAAAATACTTATCGAAGAGGGCGGAGAACAATTTAAGACAATACTTGATGATGAAAACAGCAGTTTGGATGACCAAAAAGAGAAGATTTACGATGTCATAGACGCATTGAAAGCAAAAGGTTTACAGGAAGCTGCATCAAAGGGAATAACCGAGACAACAAACCTCATTATGGAACAGCGTAACACCTATGACGAAAGCAAAGGCGAAATGCAAAAAGCAAAACAGAAAATGCTTAATCTTCAAGCCGAACGCCCGATTGGGCAAGACCGAATGAGAACGTACCTTGCTATGCATTATGTAAATGGGGAATTTCAACCTGTATTAAGCGAAGACGGCAAAAAAGTCATTCAAGATACGGCAGAAGTAGCAAATAAGTTTTGGGATATGTTTGACAGGTATGCGGATGAAGCATTTAACGAAACATTGCCAGACGGGCTTAGAAAGTCAAAAAAGGAAATAGCAGAAATAGTTGCTAGCAGTGAAAATGTGGCAAAGCAATGGAACGACGCTGCTGCAAATTATGGAGCACTTCTTGAACAATACAATAAAAGTGCAGACATATTAGCCGAGCTTGAAACACAGCTTGATTATTACACCTCTATTTCAAGTGGAGCAATAGACGCCCAAACATCGTTGTATGCTTATCAAGGTCAAAAAGCTTCTGAAACGCAGGACCGATACAAGGAACTTAGAGGGGATGTGCAAGATGTAAATGAAGTTATGGCTGAAGCTGATATTACTCGTCAAGCAGTCACAAGCAAAATGGAAGAAAGCTTTAATCCAAGTAAATGGAAAGGAATAGGAACAACTTCCATAAGCAATTACATCGGTGGAATAGGAGACCCTGCTAAGACACAGTATGGTGTTCAAGTGGCACAACAGGTAGCACATAAAATAGCGGGACCATTTAACACAAAATCAGATTTCGCAAGCTATGGCAAATACAGTATTCAAGGCTACCTTGAGGGATTAAAAGCCGAATGGGGTAACAGAGTTAAGAAAGGCTTAGAAACTGTTACAGATGGAATTAAGAATATCTTCAAAAAAGGATTTAAAATTTCTTCTCCATCAAAACTTTTCAAGCAATACGGTAAGTGGACACTTGAAGGATATGACATAGGTTTTGAAAATCAAGCTAGAGAAACCTATCAGATGGTAACAGGTTGGAGTGACAAGATTGCTAGTGTTCCTGAAAGCCTTGGAGAATATAATGCGGACTATTCTGCTAGTTACAGCAATGAAGTTACCGCTGAATACAGTTCGTCAGAACAGGTGGCACTTATGCAAGAACAGAACCGCCTTTTAAGAGAACTACTTAACAAGGAAACTGTAATTGTTCCGAATGAAAACGGAATCTTCAACACTGTCAGAAAACAGGCTAATGAGTATGTCAGACAAACAGGCGACTTGCCTTGGACAGTATAAAGGAGGAATAGGATGTTTTTAGAAATTAATGATGTGGATATTTCGCCTTATATTAAGTCCTTGCAGCCAAGTCACGAATCAATATGGAACAGCAAGGCAGGGCGAAGCATAGACAGTGAAGCAACGTTTGTCGGAAGAATTGTGGCGAGGAAATGGAAGCTACAGGCAAAAACGATACCTTTATCACAAGAAAAGGTAGCCAAGATAGTCGGATTGTTAGAACAGTCCGACTTTTTTAGTGCAAAATTCATCCCAACAAATGGAACTGATTTTATTAAAAAGAATTTTTACGTCGGCTCTATCAGTACACCGGTTTACAGCTACAACAGTGAATTGTCAAACGTAAGATACAGTGAATTATCATTCGACATAATAGAAAGGTAGGCAAATGAATATGGCTTATACAAATTCACAAATTGCAAAAATGTACAATGACATTCAGGCAATCAAAAAATACAAATTTAAGGCAGATACGGCTTTCACAATAATAAAAAATGCAAAGGTGCTTAAAAATGCCATCGAGCTTTTTGATGAAGCAAGACACAACCTCTTGGAAACGTATGCTGAAAAAGATGAAGCAGGGAATGCAAAGATTGAAAATGGCAATTATGTTATTTCCAATAAAGAGGAATTTGCAAAGGAGTTCATATCTTTGCAAAATGCCGAACAGGACATAGATTTCTCAAAAATCAAACTGTCGGATATTTCAGAAATTGAGATAGAAGCAGAATTAATGGAGACAATGAGCGAATTTATTGAAGAGTAGGTGGTTGAATGTATTCTACAAGTGAAGCATTAACAAACGCAATTATTAACGGCGAACCAATTAACAAAGAATTACGATTACTTGACAGCGACGGAGTGGTCATCAAAACCATTAAGTCGCTTAAATTATATAGTGGAAGCAACAGCACAAGCAGAATACAGATAGGTTCGACCAATTCTTCTTACATAGAAGCAAGTATTGAATATGACAAGGTTCTTGCAAACAGAGAAATGGCATTATACTGTGGCATTGATAGTGAAATGATACCAATGGGTATATATAAGATAATGCAAGAGCCGACAGAAGATGACGGAATAATTTCGTTCAAAGCCTATGACAGAATGAGACTTCTTGATAAGTTATATGAACCGAAAGTGGCTATCCCTAACGGCTTTAAGAATGTTGTGGATGACATTGCCAAACAATGCGGCGTTACAGTAAATTTCAGTTACACCGGCGGAACTGTCAGAAATTACATTAAAGGATATACCTGCCGAGAAATGATAGGGTACATTGCTTCTATGTTGGGAATGTTTGCTTACTTTGACAGGCAGGGTGTGCTTAATTTTGGTTGGTACGCCTGGGGAAAACCGGTTGAAAAAACACTTAGTTCATTTTGGAGTTTGAAAAAAAACAGTAGCGATTACAAAGTAACAGGCGTTGAATTTATTGTAAGCAGCGAGACAAGATGGCTTGCAGGTAGTGAACCTAATATCATTTATTGCTCTAACCCTCTTGCAGACCTAAAAGACGCAGAAAATGTTTATTACGGACCTATGAAAGACTTAACGTACCGCCCAGCAGAAATCAGTATGCTTGATGATATTCGCCTTGATGTGACGGATGTTGTTAAAGTGACATTACTTGACGGAACTACAATAGTGGTACCTTGTATGACACTCAATCAAGATTTTACCGCAAGTGAAACAAAGGTTAAAGCGGTAGGAAATGCTGACGGAGAAGCAAGCAATTATTCGGGACCACTTACAACAGCAATGGATAGATTGACAACTGACTTGTTACTGACAAACAGGGTGGTTGCGACCAAAGTTGACGCTGATTGGGTAAGAGCTAACACAGTAACAGCAGATAAAATAACAGCTATACAGGCTGAAATCGACGAAATAAATGCAAATAACATCACTACTGATAACTTGTCCGCAAATGTTGCTAAACTTGGTTATCTGACAGCAGATAGTGCCATAATCAAGGGGAAATTAGACGCAAGTGAGTTATCTGTGGAAGTTGCAAAGCTAGGTTATTTGACCGCCGATAGTGCGGTGATTAAAGGCAAGTTAGACACTAACGAATTGTCGACAGAAGTAGCAAAACTTGGTTACTTAACGGCTGATAGTGCGGTCATAAAAGGAAAGTTAGATACAAACCAATTATCAACAGAGGTTGCGAAGTTAGGCTATATGACAGCAGATGAAGCGGACATAAAGTATGCCAATATCAAACTCACAAACATTGAAACCGCAAACGTGGCTACATTGCTTGCAAATATTGGATTGATTGACCGTGCAACCGTAGTTGAGGGGCATATAACAGGCTTTCTCGACAGCGTAGAGGTAAATGCAAACAAGATAACCGCAGGAACACTTATTGCGGATAGAATACTTCTCAAAGGTTCTGAAAAAGGGTTACTTTATGCACTCAATAATCTTGGCGAACTGACAAGCACCACGGTTGACAGCTTAGACGGATATGTAATTACAGAGCGAACAATCAATGCGGATAAGATAGTCGCAAGCAGCATAACCGCAAATGAACTTGATGTTGCGAACATATTCGCTGATAATGCGGTAATTTCAACGATTACTTCACAAGAAGCATTTATAAATGCTATCAGTACAAACAGTGTGGTTGTAGGTGCAAAGAAAACCGCTGACGAGATTAAAGAGAATATCTACACTCCAAACACCACCACGATTGACGGTGGGAAAATTACAACCAATTCCATAAAAGCTAAACAGATTGACGTTACTAACTTGTTTGCACAAGACATTACCGCAAGTGGCAAAATTACAGGTGCAAAACTGTATGGTACATATTTGGAATCGACAAGTGGTAAAATTGCAGATTTCAACATTACGGAAAATGGCTTTTCAAGAGAACTTGATTGGGTAGACCAATGGAGTAGTAGCGCTGCAACCATAACAGGAAGTTACAAGGCTTGGTGCGAAATAACCCCAAACGGAGCCGGACAAATTAATATCGGTGCAGGAATAGGAACTTTTACTTACCGATGTCCGACTATCAGATGTGGATATTATGATAGAAGCCAAGACGGAAAAACTGTAACAAAAATAACGTCTTTTGAAACAGATATGATGGGGATTAGCACAAATTACTTTAAGGCAGACAAGATTATTAGTGACCTAATCCCAATTCAAACAAATGACGCCGAACCCACTCCGTCTGGATATAGAGAAACCTTTCCTAATCTTGGTTCGCCACAACAAACTTGGCAAAATTTATACGTTAAAAGTATATATGTCAAGGCAGGTATAGGAGATGTAGGAGATGAAACGACAGGAAATATTGAGGCTTCTGGCAAAATCACAGCACAAGGAGACATTATCGCAGGACTTGGAACGGATAAGCAAGTGAGCTTACAAGGGTTAAAAGATACAACTACTCAAATAAGAGGCAAGTCTATTTTCAGTATTAATAATTATGGCACAGGAGCGTCAAAAACAGGTAGTTCAGTATCGCTTTGGAAAGATAGCGCAACTCTTACTCACGGGTTTTACATTGCGATTATTTCGGCAGTAATATCAACAAATACTGGCACTAGCCGTATTGAATTATTAGCCAACGGCAATGCACTTGTGGCTGCACGTACAAATTCAACCACTTATGAAAGAGTGCTTGCAGTACATAATTTTGATGTTAGTGGTGAGCAAAGTTTTAATTTTGAATTAGTAGCAAAAAGCCAAGACGCTAGCTCAACTGTTACTGTTCCTGGTTATAGGACCTATAGTGTCTCGATATTCAAAATTGGTTAGAAAGGCGAAGCAATGAAAGCAATAATCAATGAAAAGTTATACGATACAACAACATCAGAAGTTGTTTACATAGGGAATATGGAAGCCTTATATAAAACCAAGAATAAGGCGTATTTCAGAACTTCGAGTGAGGGAATACAACCTATGGGAATTGAAGAAGTCAAGGAATATCTCGGAATTAAAGACGTAGACGCTTACATTAAAGAATTTGGTTCTGTAGATATTGCATAGTAAAGGAAAGGAGACTTAATTATGTCAAGAATTTTAAGAACTGGAGAAAATCAGATTACGCAATCTTATCAGCAACATTATGATAAGGTTCATTCGGGAAATGGATGGGCTATCGGCGTTGACGTGGTGAAGAAAACCAACCAGTGTGATAGTATTATCGCACATACTGACGGAACAGTTGTCAAAGTTATGGATAAAATGACAGGAACAAACTGTGTCCATGACCCAGAGGGAATGGGTTATGGAAATTATGTTATGATACAACACAATGATAACTGCGTTACCTTATATGCTCATTTAAGAAGTGTAGCCGTTAAGCAAGGCCAGAAAGTGGCTAAAGGAACTGCTATTGGGTATATGGGTAACACAGGGTTTAGCTACGGAGCACACGTTCATTTTGAGGTTAGAAAATACAAGAGCCTTAATGTGACAATCGGTATTCACGATACAAGGAACTTCGATTGGCTCAATCCTGAACCTTACCTTGACGCAGATTTGCCGATTGCAGAAGCTAGCAAAAACGTTGTAGGTTTCTTAGATGTGGCAAAAACGGACGGCAAAGACAGACTGTTTGTCAGTGGTTGGACCTATGGTGGAAGTGGGGATGTCAAAATCAAAATATCCAAAGCTGGTGTGAACTATTATCTTTATGATATAAAAGCTAATCAGTCAAGGATAGATGTGTTGGAAGCAGGTTATCCAACCGACAAGGTAGGCTTTAGCGATACTTGCCCGGTTGCATTAGCTGACGGAACATACAACGTAGAAGCCTACGTTGATAACGTTAAGTTGACAAACACGAAGCAGATTACAGTTAAGAGAGAGCTTGCAAGATACAGCTATGCTTCTTATCCTAGTACAAGCAATGACTATTACAGGGTTAGAAGCTCGTTTCATAACGAAAAATCAAGCAAGGGTTCGTTCCACTCATTCGCATTAGCATTTGATGAATGGGAAAGAAACAAGGATAAAGGCTATCACATCTATGACAAGTCAGGCAGACAGCTTGATTAATTGCAAAATAAAAGATGTTGTGTCGAAACTTGCGAATTGAACCGCCTTTAATCGGTTTTGTAAACGTGATAAATTAAAAAAGTCCTCTAAGGGACAATTTCAAGTTCTGGTGGGGCAATATTTGATTGGCGTTGGTATTGCCCCTAAAAAGAAAAGGTAAGGAGATTCCCTTACCTTTAATTTATGATTGCTTCTTCCTAAAGTGACAATACAAAGAGGTTGCAATCCCTAATAAAGAAGAAACTATAATCATATAAAACCCGGCTGTTCTTTCGATTGGTGGGGTTGTGCCAATAGCATTAAATAATTTTTCAGCTTCCGGGGTATATCCTATTCCTGCCGAAGAAAAAACCAATGCACAGATAAAACTAAAAACTGCACCGATAGGAGCTTCTTTATATAAGAACATAAATGCAGCCAATCCGGCTATAAGGCAACAACATCCCTCCGGAATGGATATTTTAAAAAGGTTATAGCTTACTCCCAATGTTTTGGCAAATGGAACAAGTGTGCCAATGATTATTAAAGTACAAAGAAACATTCCAAAGTAGCTTGCTATTTTATATTCTTTCTGATTATACTTTTCCTTTGAATAATGTATAATGCAATACGGACATTGCATATACGTTTCTTTTCTGATTACAGCCCCAGTATAATCTTTAATTTCTCTTTCGTATGTGTGCATTTTATTCCCACATCTTTCACATATCATATCATCCATATAAACCTCTCCTTAGTCTTTTATAAAGTAAACTGTCGAAACTTGCGATTTGTTTATCATCGCAATAAAAACAGTTATGATATATTTATAAAGTAAATTATATGACAGCATTTTACTATTGACAATATAGAACATTTGTTCTAATATTAGGTTATCGCTATTTAGTTGTATTTTGGGAGGGTTGAAATGGAAAAAGAAGAATACAAATGTCAAATTATTACAATGATTGAGCAATGCAATAATCGCAGGTGGCTTAGTACCATATATGAGTTTATTAAAACATTACTTAACAGATAAGAAAAAGCCAAGGGTTTGCGCATTGCCCTTGGCTTTTCTTTACTTGTTTTCAGAGATTAAATCAATTAATTTCTCTAATTCGTTCCAACCCTTGTCATCTAATCGGGCAAGAGCCGAAATCAATCGGCGACGGAAATCACTTTCGTTAGTTCTTATGACTTCCCCAAGTAATTTTGAAATTTCTTCATCCTTAGAAACAGGACTCATCATTTCTCCATTACCGGTTCGCAGCCATTCTTCGTTAATGTTAAATTCTCTACATATTGAAACAATGACGGCGTCAGTCGGATTTCGCAATCCTAATTCATAGTTCCCAATAGTATTTCCTTTAACACCAATTCGATTTCCGAATTCCGTTTGCGTCAATTTTACTTCTTTTCGAATCTGTCTTATTCGGTCTTTCATGTTCTTTACCTCCTTTCGAGATAAATATATCAAAAAAATCCCACATAGTCAAGAAAAAAGTATTGACAAACTCTTCTTTGTGGGATAAAATAATCACATAGTCAACAAAGGAGGTGTAACACATGAGCGAAAAAGAAAGACAGATAGTTGAAAAACTGAAAGACGCAATCCCGAAAATGTCAGAGTTTGACAAGGGATATATTCTTGGCAAGACAGAAAGCCTTGCCGACGGCTCGGAAGAAAAAAAAGAAAAGGAGTAAATATATGGAATTACAGATTTTTAATTCGGAAGAGTTCGGAGAAATCCGAACCATTACTAAAGATGATGAACCTATGTTTTGTTTAGCTGATGTATGTAAGGCATTAGAACTTGAACAGGTAAGCAGAGTTAAGGCAAGGCTTAAAACAGATGGGGTTACTACAAGTAAGGTCATCGACAGATTAGGCAGAGAACAGGAAGCTACATTTATTAATGAAAGCAATCTTTACAAGACAATCTTTCAGAGCCGTAAAGAAAGTGCAGAAAGATTTACAGAATGGGTTACAGGAGAGGTTCTTCCATCAATCCGTAAGAATGGTGGCTACATAGCAGGGCAGGAAACATTATCTGATGAAGAGCTTATGGCAAAGGCACTTCTTGTAGCCAATAACAAGATAGCTGAAAGAGATAAGATAATCGAACAGAAACAGGCAAGAATTGAACAGATGAAGCCTAAAGAGATTTTTGCGGATGCCGTAGCAACAAGCCATACATCAATCCTTGTCGGAGATTTAGCGAAGTTAATTTGTCAGAACGGCTATCAGATAGGGCAGAAACGATTATTCGATTGGTTGAGAGCTAATGGTTATCTTATCAAGCGCAAGGGCGCAGAATGGAATATGCCGACACAGAAGTCTATGGAAATGGGTTTATTTGAAATTAAAGAAAGCACTCACATAAACGGCAGTGGATGTAATGTGACTACTAGAACCCCAAAGGTAACTGGCAAAGCACAGGTCTATTTTGTCAATAAGTTCTTGAAAGGAGCTAAGAATGAAACAGCCTAAAGCCTTGACAAGAGATTTGAAAATTGCCGTATCTGCCTATGGGCTTATTCCTAGTCAGTGGATGTTGCTTAAAGATGATGGTGGAAGCTATGTAACACTTATAAGTAAAGACGGCAAGAAACAGAAAACGATTGATAGATACGCAAGGGCAAAGAAAAGATGAATAAAAGAAAAGCAATAATTAATGTTTCCGCAGCTGTGCTTGTGATTATTCCCATTGCGATAGGGAAGATAAAAGCAACCAAGGCAACAATTTCTACCGAAAATGAAACAGTTGCCTGTGAGATTGAAACGGAAACTTTTGAAACTGAAAAAATAACGGAATATTTTACTCCGGAATATGACTTAGGGATTGAAAAAGACAAGTACAGTTTTATTCCGTTAAGCAAGAGCGACAGGGAAATAATAAGAAGCTCCTGTGAAAAATACAACATTGACTATGACTTAATGTTAGCTGTAGCAAAACAGGAAAGCTGTTATCAGATGGCAGCATATAACCCTATATCCGGGGACTACGGAATGTTCCAGGTTAATGCCAAAACTTGGAATAAAACAGCTAATGAGAATGGCTTATATGACTACAAGTATTCCCTTAAAGATAATTCCGAGATGGCTTGTTACATTATGAGCCTTTGTATGGAAGAAGCTAATGGGGACACCCGGATTGCTTTGAACTATTACAGAACAGGAACACCTAATGCAAAGTATGAAGCAGAAAGCGACTATGCAAGCATTATTTTAGAAGAATTGGAAAAAATAAGGAGAATGATGAGTGAATGATAATAACAGATTTTAATGAAATGCCGATTGGAGATTTGGAAAAAATCTCACAGGGACTGCCTATTAGTTTTGTAATTGAAGATGGCAAAATAACCAAGGCAGAAAGGAGAGAAAAATGAATAACGCAAGAATGTCCGGAACAATGACAACTCCCCCTTATTTGCTTTGGACAGCTAAAAATGGAGAAGAATTTTACACTTTTGACATATCGGTCAAGAGAGATAGTGGGATTTACGATATGGTTCCTGTAATAATCAAAAAGGATAATCTTATCGACAGCACCGATGACAGGATAACTCTTAACGGAGAAATCAGAAGCAGAAATTCTGACGGACACCTGTTAGTGTACTTTTACGCAACGGAAAGTATGATTTATTCAGGAATTGATGAAAATGTAGTTGCTCTTAAGGGAATTGTGTGTATCAAGAAAGAAATCAGAGAAACCCTTTTTTCAAAAAAGAAAATTACCGATTTCTCACTTGCTGTTGACAGGAAATATAATTGGAAATCCGACTATATCCCTTGCATAGCTTGGGAACACAGTGCGGAAGTAATTAATGATGATATTGCCGTAGGTACAGGAATCGGAATTACAGGCAGATTTCAGTCAAGGGATTATATGAAGAACGGCGAGAAAAAAACAGCCTTTGAAGTATCAGTTATGAACCTTGAATGGTAGAAAGGATAGTAGTTTATGGAATTAAAAAAAGTAGTGCTTGAAAACTTTATGTGTTATGCACACGCAGAGTTTGATTTCTATGCCATTACAAAGATTATGGCTAAGAATGGCAAGGGTAAGTCAACTATTGCCACAGCTTATCTGTGGTGCTTGTTTAACTGCGATTATGAATTAAAGGATAATCCGGTTGTCAGACGTGAGATTGACGGAAAGTCCGTTGATGATATGGATGTGTCGGTCGAGCTTATACTTGATGTTGACGGAAAAGAAATAACTATGAAGAAAGTACAGGCCCGTACATATAACAAGGATAAGACAGGTTATAAGGATGATAACTCATATTACATTAATGATGTGAGAAAGAATCTTAAGGATTTCAATACATATCTTGATGTTGATATGAATGTATTCAAGATGTGCAGTAATGTAAATGCTTTTCTTAATCAGAAACCGGCTGAAATGAGAGAATACTTATTTGGTCTTGTAGGAGATGTTACAGACCTTGATATTGCTTCACAGAAAGCCGAATTAGCCGAGTTAGTTCCTTTGCTTAATAAGTATACAGTTGAAGAACTATCCGCTATGAATAAGGCTACCAAGACCAAAATCACAAAGGATTTGCCTGTTCTTGACGGACAGATTAAAGAAAAGGAAAGAGATATTCAGCTTAAACAGGCTATTGAGGTATCTGACCTTGAATTACAGAAGAACAGCCTTAAAGCGCAGATTGCTGATTGCGTGGCAAAGCAGACCGGCAATGACAAGCTGATGGCTGAATATGACAAGGCTAGTTCGGATATTCTCAATCTTAAATTTGAACTTAGTGATATGTCACGCAAGACTAATGAGGACAATATTAAAGCTAGAAGAGGCCTTGAATCACAGATTAATAACCTTAGTTATGTGATTGAGGATAGTAAGAAGTCAATCAGCAACGCAGAAAATGTAGTTGGTTTTGATAAGGACAAGATAGCTGAATATCAGAAAATACTTGATGATAGCAGAACCGAATGGAAAGCCGAAAAAGAGCGTGTATTTGACGAGAATAACCTTATTTGCCCTTATTGCAAACAGGAATACCCAGAGGATAAAAAAGAGGAATTAAGGGCAGATTTTAAGGCACATAAAGAAGCCAAACTTAACAGAATTACTGATAAAGGCAACACAGCTAAGAAAATGCTTGATGAAGTCAAAGGATTGTTAGTTGAAGCTGAACAGGAATTGGCTGATAGAAAGCAGAAGTTAGAAAAACATTTAGTAGATTTAGCAGACCTTGAAAAGCAGTTATCAGAACTTCCACAGGAAATTGATGTATCAGCCACAGAAGAATACAAGGCACTTGAACAGCAGATTGCTGAAAAAGAAGAAGCTATGCACAAGGCTAATGATATTTCAGCAGTTAAGGCAGAATTAAAGTCACAGGAAACAGATTTAAGGCAGCAGTTAGCAGAATGCGAAAGCCAGATTGCAAAGTCTGATACGGCAGCAGATGAACAGCGACTTGAAGAATTAAAACAGACAAGGATTGATTCTGAACAGAATAAGGCTAATGCCGAGAAAATTCTTGATTTACTTGATGAATTAGACAAGGCAAAGAATGAAGCCTTGACAGAAGCAGTAAACAGTCATTTTGGTTTGGTTAAGTGGCAGTTGTTTGAATATGCTAAGAATGGCAATTACAAGAGTTGTTGCATACCTACTGTTGACGGAAAGAGCATTTTAACAACTATGTCTAACAAGGGCAACAGGATTTTAGGCAGAGTTGACATTTGTAATAGCATTCAGAAGATTAGTGATATATCCGTGCCTATTATCTTAGATGATTCTGAAAGCCTTAGTACGGACAATCAGAAGAAAGTTGCTGAAATGGTAGATAGTCAGTTGATTATGCTGATTGTTAATGATAGTGAGAAATTAGAGATTGTGGAGGGATAATATGAAACTCTATTTTTACAAATTGAATACAGATGAAAGATACGGAAAAGCAGGAATTACAGTACAGGTTTGCGAAGCGGAAGAGAAACCTAAGATATATAAGGCTGTTGGAGGCTCTTTCCCTAACTACCTTAGCATAGTGAGAAAAGACGAAGTTGGACAATTAAAATATGATTGCCTGTTTCTTACAGAACCTAACTTTGAGTATGCAAAAGAAGAATTTAGATTTAGAGCGGAACAAATGATTGCAGTTAAGTTGGAGAAAATTGAAAAGCTCAAAGCTGAATTAAAAATAATAAATGAAAGCGAGGAATAATTATGATTAAAGCAGAAGACGGAAGAGTTATATTTGAAGGCAAAAGAGACAAAGTTTTAGCAGAAGCAGCTACTGTTTTGCGTTCACTTAAAGAGGTGGTTTCAGAGGAAGAATACAAAATGGTGATTAGGCTTGCTGATAAAAGCGAGAAACAGATAAATGACGAAATTGAGAAATGAAAGAAGAACTCAAAAAGTTACTTGGATTATAGGAGGATTAATTATGGCAGAGAACACAGCAGTTGCAGAAAAGAAAGCGTTTACCACTTCCTTGAGTGAGTGGAGCAATACAATGACAGGGCTTATCATCAACGATTATAAGGCTGTTGGAATGGATATGGACGATTACGCCAAGGAATGCGCCATGGAAGCCATGACAAGCATTTTTAACCTTGTTAAGAGCGACCCTAAGATTGATATGAGAAATCTTGATACAAGTAATTTAAGAGGTATCGTAAAGCGTTGCGCAAGCCTTAAGTTAAATGCGAGCGCATATCCGAGAGAGTGCTACTTTCAGTTACGAAATGTAAAAGTAGGAATCGACCCACAGACAGGCAAAGATGTATGGCAGAAACAGGTTGAAATGGGTATTGAGGGTACAGGCTATGATTCCCTACTTGCTAATTACGGAAAAGATGTTAAGCAGGTTTATCCGTATTGGGTAATTAAAGAGGGCGACAAGTACATTCCGCCTAAGCACAAAGGACTTACAGTTACAGAGCCGGAGTGGGAAGAAAACGGATTATCTGATAAGGCGGTAAGAGTTGTATATCCTGTTAAGTTGTTAGACGGAACAGTAACATATCTTTCTGCTGATAGAGACAGCGTTAAGGTAAATCTTTTAGCTCATGTTAAACAAAACATAATGAATGAGACTTTTAGTATTTGCGAGGATAGATACCACGCCACACCAAAGCAGAAAGCAGAAATTAAGGCTAAAAAAGAGGAAATACTTAATGCTTTAAGAAACTGTAAGACGGTAGACGAAATGCTTGAATGTGAGCCTGCAAGACCTTTTATAAGTGGTGCTTGGCTTGATACTCCGGAGAGCATGATACAGAGAAAAATGTGTAACAATGCAACGAGGAAATACCCTAAGAACTATGACCCAATGGCAAGACAGGCGCAGGTTGAAATGGATGAGGTATATCAGGCTTCACAGGCGGAAATCGCTGAAAATGCTAATGCTGTTGAATTTATAGAGGATAAGCCGGATGTAGTTGACGGAACAGTTGTTGACACAGCCGACAAGCAGTTGGAGGAGCTACCGCCATTCATGCAGAGTGAGGAGGGCTGATATGAGAGTAATTTCACAGGACGGAAAATCGGATGTTCCATATGAGCGCTATTCAATAACTGTTATAAAAGATGATTATTGCGATATTTATCATGTAACTTGCGATTACAGTGAAAAGTCGCTCAGAAAACTTGCCGTATATTCCACCGAAGCAAAGGCAATTAAGGCTATGGAAATGCTAAGAGAACAATATAAGGCACTTGAGGTTCTTAAAGTTTTAGCAAACGGAACGGCGGAACATATGGAAAAATCTTTCAAGCTTGATGAGTTTGCAGAGTACAACCGGGCATATCGTGATATGAATGTTTTTCAGTTCCCACAGGATGATGAAATCGAGGTGTGAGTATGCTAATCAATTCAAACAAAGAAAGTGTAACCGAGCATGTCAAATTCATAAGCTACACAGGTAAATATCCTAATTTATGCTGTGGAGATTTGACACTCGAGATTGACGGAGAAAAAGTAATATTCGGGAGTATGTATTGTAGCAGAATGAGTGAGCGTAAAGGCATATACCCTATATTTTGGGACTCCGGCGGACATATTAGAAACTATAAAGCCTATACAGGAGAATGGCAAATAGATGTGGACAAAATACCGGAAAAATACCGCAAGTATGCAAGCGAAATAGACGAGGTATTCAATGCCAATGTGCCTTATGGTTGCTGCGGAGGTTGCGAATGAAACTTAAATGCTTAGGCTCATCATCAGCCGGAAATTGCTATCTGCTAACTTCCGACAGTGGAGAAACACTTATCCTTGATTGCGGAATACCGATTAAGGAGATTAAAAAAGGCTTAGATTGGAACATTAAAGATGTTGTGGGTGTGTTATGCACCCATAAACACCTTGACCACAGCAAGTCGGTAAAAGATTTTGAAGCTATGGGCATTCCTGTATGTAAGCCATACGAAACCTTGCTTATGAATCAGTTTTTGGCAAATTCTTATTTTACTGTAAGAACATTTGACCTAACAACAATAGACGGAAATTGGACACATACCAATGCAGACGGAACACCTTGCCCGATATTCGGATTTCTGATTACTCACAAGGAAATGGGAAGAATGCTTTATATAACCGATTGTGAACTAATCAAATGGAAGTTTAGAGACATAAACCACATTCTCTTAGGTGTGAATTATGACAAGGATTTAATCGACAGGGATAACACAGGCAAAGCCAATCACGTTTTCAGAGGTCATTTATCCATTGACACAGCTTGCAATTTTGTTAAGGCAAATTATTCAGATAGCTTACAGAACGTCATAATGTGCCATTTATCAAGTGAGAATGCTGATAGCGGTAGTTTTATCGAGAAGATGAAAAAAGTTGCTTATGGAGCAAATGTAGATGTTGCGGTAGCAGGGAAAAGTTGGGATTTGAAAAATCCTAGCGAATGTCCGTTTTAGGAGGTAAAAAGTGAAATTATTCAAAGTGCATAAAGACATTGAAATAGACAAGCGATTTGGAAATGTGAGAATTTCAACATTCAAATATTCAAAGCCTATTGAAAATTCCAATAAGTGGGAACACTACACAGAAGTTAGCTGCTGGTATGACAATGATTGCGAGAAATGCCCTTGTGCTTGGGAAAGTAGAAGCTATGAGGGAGAATGTGATGATTGTGGGTGCTTATTTGATAAAAATGGACATTTTAATGTTCCGGATTGGAAATGTATGTTGCCTAAGTGGATAAAGAGATTATTTGTTAAACACAAAGAAAAAGAGTGTCCGTTTTAGAAAGGAGATTATATGTCAAGAGAAATTTGTGGAGAATGCAAGTACAACAAAAGAGATTTTTCAAAGCCACAGAATAGCGGTTATGCAGAGTTTTGTTGTGGCAATGAAGATAGTGACTGTTATGGAGTACCGATTATGTATGATGATAGTTGCGATGATTTTGAAGAAAAGGACGATTAAAGGTGGAAAGGAGCAGTAATGGAGAGATTAACACAGACAAGTAATTCTGGCGGAGTTGCATTTACATTTGACTTAGACATAACTTGCCAGCCGAGTGAAGCAAGGAAAATCCTTAATTTAGCAACAAAATTGAAAGAATATGAGGACTTAGAGGAACAGGGCAGACTTATCAAGTTGCCTTGCAAAGAAGCGTACACGGAATCAGGAGACATAGTATATCTTATTTATGATGATGAAGTGGTTGAGTGCACCCATTGCGGATTAGGTATAAATCCTGTTGACGGAAAAGCATATATTGCGCTTGCAACAGATGAAGATATTTTCCCATACAGAAGACCTATTCCTGAATACGATTTAGACCCTACAGATTGGTGCACAAATACAATCGATGCAGAAGTAGGTGAAATTGACAAGACAGTATTCTTCACAAAATCCGCAGCCGAAGCAAAACTGAAAGAAATTGAGGTGCAACAATGATTGATTGTAATATTTGCAAGCATAAAGAAGATTATGATTATTGTATAGAATGCAAGCACGGAGAGTTGTTCGAGAGAAAAAATGTGTCAGAACCTAAAAAAATATCCGTTAGTAACGGAAGAGAATATTGCGGGCATTGTGGTTATTTGTGTGAATATGCAAGAGGATATAAAAAGTTTTACTGTATTAGGTGCGGTGGTCTTAATTTAAGAAATTGGAAGAATTAAGAGGTGACGAAAATGGATAAATTTCTTGAAAGTGTAAGCAGGCGAGACTTTGATAGAAGAATATCGGAAGTTGTTGAAATGCTTGAAGAAAAACAACTTTATGGAACTATTAGTTTGATAAAAGATTTGAAGTATTATCTTGACTTAGCCACGAAAGAAAAAACTTCTTGCAACTGCCAGCGCAACAGCAATTCAAGAGATATTGAGTCTTGTTGCGGATGTGATAGCAAACAGACCAATGCCGACAGAATAAGGAATATGCCAGATGAAGAGTTAGCGGAGTTTCTTATAGCTTTTAATAACACATTCGGCGAAGAATACGAGGGAGAAGCTAGTTGTATGGAATGGCTTCAATCAGAAGCGGAATAGGAGAGAATATGGAAGATAAATACTTATCAAAGGCAAAGAGGATTGACAATGGAGATTGGCTTGTTGGCTATATTGTAAAATATGGGTATACAGGAAAAGAAAAATATTATATAGTTCCAAGCTATGCTTCTGATTTATATGCTATTGAAATAGACCCAACCACTATTTGTCGATGTACAGGCTTGAAAGACAAGAACAATAAGTTGATTTGGGAGAATGATATTATTCATAAACCATTCTATACAGATTATGACGCTTATGCTAATTCAGAAGCATATACTGGGCGTATTCAGTATGAAGATGGCGGTTGGTCTGTAGAAATTATAAAGCCTGATGGAAATGTATGCGTATCCCCTATTATTGATATGATTGCTTATTCAAAAGAGGCAGAATATTTTGAAGTTATTGGCAACATATTTGACAATAAAGAGTTATTGGAAAGTGAGGAAAAGTAATGAATCGCGTAATTTTATGTGGCAGGCTGACTAAACAGCCAGAGATTAGATATTCACAGACAGGAAACGGAAGTGTGGCAGTAGCGAGATATACATTAGCTGTTGACAGAGCTTTTAAGAAAGAGGGCGAACAGGCAGCAGACTTTATTAACTGTATCGCATTTGGCAAGAATGGAGAGTTTGCAGAGAAGTATTTACATCAGGGAACTAAGATTATCGTTGAGGGTAGATGGCAGACAGGCAACTACACTAACAAAGACGGACAGAAAGTCTACACTAATGACTGCGTTGTTGAAAGACACGAATTTTGTGAAAGCAAGAATGGCACCAACGAGAACAGACCATTTAGACCCGAACCAAATAGTGTAGGAGATGGATTTATGAGTATTCCTGACGGCATTGAGGACGAGGGATTGCCATTTTAAAAATGAGAGGTGGTGTTTTTATTGAACGCCGAGGGCTGGATTAAGCTACACAGGAAATTGCTTGACAATCCTGTCACAATGAAAGACACAGACCATTTAGCCGTATGGATATACCTGCTACTCAATGCTTCACATAATGAACATTCTGTTTTATTCAAAGGCGAGAAGATAATATTAAAACCGGGACAGCTTATCACAGGGAGAAAATCAATCGCTTTAGCACTTCACATTGATGAAAGTAAAGTTGAACGAATTTTAAAATCTCTAAAAAGTGAACAACAAATTGAACAACAAACGAGTAGCAAAAATCGGCTTATTTCCATAACAAATTGGGAATTTTATCAACAAAGTGAACAACAAAATGAACAACAAGTGAACAACAAACGAACAACAAGTGAACAACAAGTGAACACAAACAAGAATATAAAGAATGATAAGAATGAAAGAAAAGATATATGTCAAAATATTCTTGATTTGTTTAACAAGATTTGTTGTTCGTTTGGGAGAGTAAAAAATATCACAAAAAGCAGGGCAGAAATAATAAGTGGCAGCCTAAAGACATATTCTCTTGATGATTTTAAAAAGGTTTTTGAAAAGGCGGAACAGTCAGATTTCCTTAGGGGCAACAATAACAGAAATTGGTCGGCTAGCTTTGATTGGCTGATTAAGGAAGATAATATGGCTAAAGTCCTTGAGGGCAAATATGACAAAAATAAGCAGTCAAATAAGTTTTGTGACTTTCCGCAGCGACAGTATGATTTCAGCAACGATAAAGAGCTGATAATTAAAAATTGTTAAAGGAGTGATAAAGAATGGAGTTAGAAGAAATACTTAAAGACTTAGAATTGAGTGGTGGAATTGTAATTACCGGTAATTCAAGAAGAGTTTCAAACTTCTTAGCAGCTCATAATGAAGCTGTAAAAATTCTTAAGAAAATTAATGCAGACGGATGTGTTGGATGCAAGCATGAGGATGTTCTGCCACATTGTACGCCGTGTGATAAATGTAAGAGAAATTGCCCTGATTTTTGGGAAAGTGAGGAATGATGTAATGATTGAATTTTATGAAGACATAATAAGAAAAACGATTGAGTGTTACGGCACTGGAAAACAGTCTGTTGTATGTATGGAAGAATGTTGCGAGTTAGTTCAGGCAATCAGTAAAGAGTTGAGAGGTAAATCGGACAAGGAACATCTTGCAGAAGAAATGGCTGACGTACTTATCTGCATGGAAATGTTGAAAATAATGTATCACGTTACAGATGACGAACTGAATGAATGGGTTAAGAAAAAGCAGTTTAGACAGTTAAAAAGAATTACAGAAAGTGATGTAGGAACAGGATATGTAGCAGGATATGAGCAGGCTTTTGAAGATTTAGATGAAGCCATTCTTGACAATGAAATCTGCAATCAAAACATGAACGGAGATTGCTATGAGGAAATTATGAAAATAATGAGAAAACTAAGAAAGGAGATTGAGCATGAAAGAGAATGAAGCAATAAAGTTTATGAAATTATTTCGTGAAGAATGGGACAAAAATAGTAAAACGAGAAATGCGAAGGCTTTAGATGTGGCAATACAGGCACTTGAAGAAGTACAACAGTATCGTGCAATCGGCACACCGGAAGAATTGCAGGATATGAAAAGCGATTATTTTGAAGCGTTAAGTGATTGGCGTCAATATCGCAAGATTGGAGCTTTGGAAGAGTGCCGGGCGGCGATGGAAAAGCAGATAGCCAAGAAACCAACCTATGAAGGAGATGGATACTCGGATGGACAACTTGTATATGATACTTGGGTATGCCCTTGCTGTGGTCGTAGTTACGAACTTAATTATGATGACTATGATTATTGTCCGAATTGTGGACAAAATCTCGACTGGAGCGATTTGAACAAAATTTGATTGGAGTGACGAATAATGAAGCCAAAATATGACAGGGCAACAAAAGCTTGGTTTAAAAGCCATATATGTCAGCAAACAACAGTTTGCCGGTGCGAAAAGTGTGGATTGTTTTACAAACCAAGTTTAGGACATAAATGCAAAGCAAAGGAGCGATGAAGAATGAGTGATTTAATCAGCAGAAGTCAGTTGCTAAAAGAAATAGAAACTTGGGGTGGTTGTGTTGACGCATTACACGATTACATTCAGAATATGCCGACAGCCTATGACATTGACAAGGTTATAAAAAACCTTAACGAATGGACATTTAATGCAAATATAGATGTTGGCGACGGAACAGTAATGAATCACAACCTCATTGTTAGGGATGTGGCAATAGATATAGTAAAGGCAGGTGGAGAGAATGACGATTGAATGTGCAAAATGCCCTATGAAAGAAGATTGTATTTGCGAGCCAAGTTCGGATGAGTGCACTGTGAGGAAACAATCCTATTGCAGAGGCATTGATGACTTTAGGCTTGCATATTACAGATACATCGAAATTCAATATGGTATGCTTGCAGATGACGAAATGTGCGATATGAACAGGGTAGCAGAAAAATTAAAGGCAGGTGGTAATTCTTGAGTTATCAGAACATAGCAAGAGCCAAGGCGATTGAACAGGAAAACAAAAAGCGACTATTGAAGCTGAATCCAAAGCTGAATGACAAAAGCGGGATATACTTCCTGCTCCGAGAAAATGAGAACGGATTTAAGTACGCTTACATCGGACAGGCGGTACATACGCTTAGCAGATTGGCAAGCCACCTTGTAGGCTACGAACAGCATATAGACCTTAGCTTACGCAAACACAAGCTGTACGACAAAGAGAAAAACCCTTGTGGTTGGCGAGTTGAATTTCTGAATTTCCCCGAAAGCCAGCTTGACGAAAAGGAGAAGTATTACATCAAGCTATATGCTGATAAGGGTTATCAGCTTAGAAATGTCAGTTTAGGCGGTCAAGGGGAGAATCGTGCTAGTGGTTCAATAGGTGAGAGAAAAGCCCCTAAAGGCTATATGCAAGGCATACAGCAAGGCAAAAAGGTGTTAGCAAGAGAATTATCGGCTATCGCAGAAAAGCACCTTACAATCCGCTTAAAGCCCGAAAAAGAGCATAACAAAGTGTCACAGAAACAGTATGAGAAGTTCATGGATTTATTGAAAGTGGGTGAAGATAATGCTAATTCCGAAAGTTAAAGCCAAAGAATTTGAAAAATTCGGATTTAAGAAGTGCAAGGGCGAATATGGCAAGAGAGGTTGTTATTACCTTTGCGTTGCAAGGGGGTGCAAAATGCTATTCGTTAGTCCGGCAATATTTGGCGTGAACGAGTGGAGAGAGAATGACCCAAGAATACACAAGGATGCAAATTGCCAATACAGAGACCACAGGACATATCTTGATATTATTTATGAGCTAATCAAGGCAGATATGATTGTAAGTAAAAGGGGGGTAGCAGTTAATGAGTGAAATTAAAGGCTATACAGCAGAAGAAATCGCACGAGATTCAAAGGAAAAACTTATTAGCGATTATGAATTTTGCAAGTGCGATTTAGCTGAAATCAGACGGCATGAAAAAGAAATTGCAGATATAAGACTTAATTACAATTCAAAGATAGTAAAGTACAGGATAGAAAGCGTAAAGAGGGTTTTGGATTTTATTCGTGATGAATACAGAGCAGGTAGAATTTGCGACCTTGAAACACTGCTGTGTCATTGTCAAAACAAACTGAATGGGAATATTGACGGAACAGAATTAACGCTAGATAAAGGCAAGCCTTTTGAGATATTGAAAGTAGGTGATTCAGAATGAAGATTTTAAGCAATAAAGAATATTATCGTCTTGTAAACAAGATAGATACTCTTACTAAAGATAATGACTGCACGAATAGAAAACTTGATGAAATAAAAGAAAATAAACCTAGTGATTGTAAAAGCAATGAGGGAAGTGACTTTTGCAGCATTTGTGAGTTTGACTATTTGACAGTAAGAAATCCATTTGGAACAGATACTTATGCTTGCAGTAAAACAGTGTCTTGTGAGGATTTTAAGAGAAAAGAAGATAACTAACTAAAAATCAAAGAAAGGAATAGGTTGTCCGGACATAAAACCGAGGTTTCCTTTTGGTAGATTTAGAATGTATAAAAAGAAGATTAAATGTGAGATTTATCGTGATTCTATGCAGAATTACAAGAAATATGCAATACCGCCAGCACAACTTATCATTGCTGATGTTCCTTACAATGTAGGAACTAGCTTTTATGGAAGTAACCCTATGTGGTACAACGGCGGCGATAATAAGAACGGAGAAAGTAAACTTGCGAAGAAAGCAGCTTTCAATTCAGATTTTAACTTTAATCTGTATGAATACTTTCATTTTTGTTCAAAGATGTTGAAAAAAGAGGACACAAAGCCTATCGCAAGGGGCAGAAGTAGTAATAGCCCTTGTATGATTGTGTTTTGTTCATTTGAACAGTTATCAACATTGATTGCGGCGGCGAAGAAACATGGATTCGTTAATTACATACCGCTTGTATTCTGTAAAAATTACAGTCCACAGGTGCTTAAAGCGAATATGCGTATCGTAGGTGCTACGGAATATGCACTTGTACTATACCGAAATAAGTTACCGAAATTCCGAAATGGATTGCAGATTGACGAAAACGGAAAGAATATCAGAGGTACAGGACACATGATTTTCAATTGGTTTAATTGGGAGAAAGACGGAAAAGACATACCGAAAATTCATCCGGCACAAAAGCCCGTAGCAGTCCTTAAAAAGCTGATTGAGATTTTTACAGACGAGGGAGACGTTGTTATTGACCCCTGTTGCGGTAGCGGTAGTACACTAAGAGCCGCCGCAGAGCTTGGCAGAAGTGCATACGGATTCGAGATTGACAGAAACTTTTACGAGCGTGCAAAGAATGAAATGCTTGTATTTGAAAAGGATGAGCAAATGAATATAAGTGATTTTATATAAAGGAGTGCAAAATGTTAGATTTTGGATATTACAACATGGATTGTATGCAGGGGATGAAAGAATTTCCCGACAAATATTTTGACCTTGCGATTATTGATGTTCCTTATGGCATTGGAGAAAACGGAGATAAAAACCATACAAGAGGTAAATTAGCGAAAGCAAAAGATTATAAAGCATTTTATGGAAACGATTTAAAACCACCAGATAAAGAATATTTTGACGAACTTTTCAGAGTTTCAAAAAATCAGATTATATGGGGTGCAAATCATTTTATCAGCAAAATGCCTTTTGATAGTAGTTGTTGGATTGTTTGGGACAAGGATAATACAGGAGATTTTGCAGATTGTGAACTTGCGTGGACTTCATTTGATTCTACAGTAAGAAAATTCAAGTATCGTTGGAATGGCATGTTGCAGGAAAATATGAAAAATAAAGAAATTCGCATACACCCTACGCAGAAACCCATCGCACTTTACGAATGGATTTTAAGCCGATACGCAAAAGACGGAGACGTTATCCTTGACACACATGTAGGAAGTGCTAGTAGTTTGATAGCTTGCTATAACACAAATCATAAATTTGTCGGGTTTGAGCTTGACGAATACTATTACAAGGTATCAAAACAGAGGTTAGATACCGAAATGGCACAAATGAGATTGAGTGATTTTATGTGAGGTGATGTTGTATGAATTTTGAAAATTATTCTTGTGATAATCAGATGTCTATATTTGACTTCACAAGAGAACCAATCAGCATAACAAAGCCTATTCGCTTAATAGAACTTTTCGCCGGCTACGGAAGTCAGGCAATGGCGCTAAAGAGAATAGGTGCTAAATTTGAGCATTACAGAGTTGTGGAGTTTGATAAGTATGCCATAGCAAGCTATAACGCAGTGCATGGTACGGATTTTCCTACAATGGATATAACTAAGGTTCATGCAGAAGATTTGAATATCTGTGACACAAATGCATTCACTTATTTACTTACTTACTCATTCCCTTGTACAGATTTATCAGTTGCCGGGAAGCAAGCCGGAATGTCTAAGGGCAGTGGTACAAGAAGCGGTCTGTTGTGGGAAGTTGAGAGAATACTAACAGAAATCAGAGATAACAACGGAGAATTACCACAGATTTTATTCATGGAGAACGTACCACAAGTACATAGTCAGGATAATATGCCTGACTTTAGAAAATGGCTAGATTTCCTTGAAAGCCTTGGCTACACAAATTACTATCAAGACTTAAATGCTAAAAATTATGGTGTAGCACAAAATCGTGAAAGATGTTTTATGTTTTCGTTCCTGGGCGAGTACAATTACCATTTCCCACAGCCTATACCACTCAAAAAGAAGTTGAAAGACTATCTTGAGGATAATGTAGATGAAAAGTATTACATCAACAATGAAAAGGCTGACAAGCTGATAAAACAGCTTATTGACAACGGCACATTACCACAACACAATCTTGACAGACAGACAGACAGACAGACAGACAGACAGACAGACTTGCGTTGACGGAACAATCAATAAGCCGCAGCAGAGAGAAGTTGCAAACTGTATCAAGGCAAGATATGACTGCGGAATATCAAACTTGCGGTCAGACGGAAACCTTGTTGTTAAAAGGAATGGTGGATAAAAACATAGAGCCTACGGCATCTGTGGTTGATGTTTCCGCAGCGATTATGTCAAGAGATTACAAGGGATTAAACAACTACGGAACGAATGGAGTGATTGAATGGAAGCAATAGGAAGTGTATATGTAGAAGTTTCAGACAGATTTCAAAAAGGCATTATCGGGGGGGGTATTTCCCGATGTGTAAAAGCTGAAAAACACGATTTAGGAGTAATTATGGTAGAAATGCAAGAAAAACGATTAGGTAATATATATTCTTTTGATGGCGGAAATTATGCTGGAAATGTTTACGATAAAGAATGTATATCTCCCACATTAAAAACTATGCAGGGTGGAAATTCTCAACCTATGGTTGTTGCTATGCGTGGCAGAAATCCTGATAATCCGTCAGATAGAACTGTGGGAAACCCAACGGAGCAGAGATTAGAAGTAAATATGCAAGGCACAAGTAATTGCTTAACGAGTGTGCAGAAAGACAACATGGTTCTTGAAAAACAAGGCATATCCACTAAAGGCAAACAGAATGACATTGCAAGTACAATTTTGAGTGGCTACGAACGCAGTAATATGACCGGGTTTAATGCAGATAATGCCGTTATTGAAAAAGTCGGTCAAATATCAAGCAATGGTTCCCAATGCGGTACAGTTGTTTCCGATAACGGCATATCGGCTAATCTTGTAGCTGGCACACACGGATATGCGAATAGTCATATAGCTACACAATATCGTATCAGAAAGCTGACACCGAGAGAATGTGGACGGCTGATGGGTGTATCTGATGAAGATATTGACAAAATGGCAGCAGTAAATAGCAATACGCAACTATATCGTCAATTCGGAAATTCAATAGTTGTGCAAGTCATGTGTGCTATGTTTAAGAATTTGAACATCAATCAAGGAGATACAGTAGTGTAATAAGAAAGGAAACGCCAATATGAGTAGTTCAAAAGAAGAGATAGCAAGACGAGAGGGAATGTCCTATGCATTAAGATACGCAAAAGAACACGGACTTGACGGACTTGAAAAAGAGCTGAAATACCGAGGGGCATACGAAATACCCCTCAAAATATCAAATAATGATTTACAAAAATTCACAGATAATGCCAAAAATATGATGTTAGACACAGTATTGATACTTGCCAGCATGACATTGCATGATGAATTTGGTTTTGGCAGGGAGAGATTGCAGAGGTTTATTAAGAGGTTCAATTTCAAGGCAGAGTGTATCGGAGAGGGATATACGAACTGGAAAGAGCAGATTGACATTCTCAAAGATGAATGCGGACTTGAATATCAGATAAGGATGAATGATAAAAACGTTAGAATGGAGAAGTAGAAATGATAAAATCTGAAAGTGATTGTCTGAATTGTGGATTGCCGTGTAAATATGAATTATGTCCACATTATAGGATTAAACGTCTGTATTGTGACAAATGTAAAGACGAGGTGGATAGGCTGTATAAATACGGCGAAAAAGAATTATGTGAGGATTGTTTGGTTAAGGAATTTGAAATTGTTGAATTAGAGGAGAACTAAGTATGAAACTTAAAGAAGCTATTTTGGATTATTCCGGGGAGTGGGTGTATGTGGGGGCGGCAAGCGGATATGTCTATATTGGCAGGCGTGAGGAAGCCTTAAAAGGCTTAGAAAAGGAATCCATTGATAGATATTGCAATCTGTCAATTAACACAATTCCAAAATACGAGGCAAAATTGGAGTGGATTGCAAAAAGATGTAAAGCCTTAAAAGAAAAAGCTGAAATCGACATAGCCTTTAAAAAAATGCACAGGCAAGCCGAAGAATACAAGAAAAACCTTTTGTTACATTTAACGGACGCAAAAAAATACAGAGATAATTACGTTGAATTTAGCGAAAGGGAAGTTGTTGAGGAATACAATCAGGACGCACTTAGACCTTTTGGCAGGGTTTTTATTATTAAGGGTAATGAGAGAGGAAATTGGTTTTATGGAGAGGGCAAGAAATGAATAAAAACTATCTCAACAATGTAAGACTAAGAGAACGAAGACTATCCGCCCACCAATGTTTAGCTTGCGGTAAACAGTTAGAAGAAGATTATACTTCTGTATACTGTGAAACGTGCCGTGAAAAACGAAATAAAAATGCAAGAGAAGAAAGAGAATGGTACCAAAGCCATAAAATATGTCCAAGGTGTCGCAAAGTCGAAATAGGTTCAAGTGAAAGCTGCTGTCCGGAGTGCAGAGTCAAGTTATGTGCAAACGTAATGAAGAACAGAAAACGTGAACAGTATAACGAAGAACACGCTGTTTGGAGCAAAAAAGCCTATGCAAATTGTGTCGAAAATGGTATTTGTACACGATGTCGCAAAAGAAAAGCTGACAATGGCTACAGAACGTGTGGAATTTGCCGTGAAAAAGACAGAGTAACTAGGCAGGCAAGGAATAACACACAATTCAATCGAGAAATGAAAGAAAAACAAGGTTTATGTTGCTTTTGCAACGAGAAAGCCTTGCCTGGATATAAGGTGTGCCAATTTCACTACGATATGTGCATTGACAAGCTGAAAGACCCTAAATGCGTTGCCGGTAGAAAAAAATTAAAGTTAAGGAACATAAAATTTTTGAAAACGAGAGAATGTATAACGTGTAAACACTTTTTAATATGCAACGGCAAGGAAAATGACAAGCCTTGTATTAAGTACGAAGCAAGAAACAAAGAGAATAAAGAGAAAGAATAGGAGAGAATGGCTTATGAAGTTATCAGAACTGACTAAGCCAGAACTTGAAAAAATCAAAGAAAATGCCAATTTTACTGATGAGGAATTGAGAATCTTTAAACTTCTGTCGCAGGATAAAAGCATAACCGATATTGCGGTGCGTATGTCCGCAAGTAACAGGACGATAAACAGGAAAATCAGTAAAATCAAGCAAAAAATTAGTAAGTTGGAGGTTTTAAATGATTAAAGTTACTCAAAACGGAGTAGATGTGAATATAGAAAATATAACTATTCCGGACAGCTTACAAAAGATAATTGCCGAAGTGATTGACAATAAATAAATATGTGTTAAAATGTGCCGTATAACGTGATAAATGCGGCACATTTTACATAAAGGAGGATTGACAATGGAATGTGTCGCTTATATGAGAGTATCAACAGAAAAACAGGCTGTTGAGGGTAACGGACTTGATAGCCAAAAGCGAGATATTGAGAACTACTGTAGAAAAAATGAGCTTGTGATAACAGATTGGTACATTGATGACGGTTACACCGGAGCAAATATGGACAGACCGGGATTGCAAAGGCTTGTAAATGATTGCAGCCGGAAAAGAGTAAGTTGCGTTGTAGCGTTTAAACTTGACCGATTGTCAAGGAATATGATTGATGGAATATACCTTATTGAGAAAGTATTCCAAAAGTGCAATGTAGTGTTTAAATGCGTTCATGATAGCGTGAATTACGATAGTCCTATGGAGCAGGCTTACACGCAGATGATGGCTGTGTTTGCACAGCTTGATAAAAATACTATGATGTTGCGTATGCGTGGTGGTATGCTAGAAAGAATAAAACAAGGTTATTGGATGGGCGGTGGCAATTTACCTTATTGCTATTCCTACAGTAAGGAACAAGGCATATTAATACCTATCCCAGAACGTGCGGAACAGGCAAGAAAAGCACTTGAATTATTTATATCCGGATATTCAGATGTGAAAATTAAGGAAATTTGCGGTTTTAAGTCAGAACTTGTCACAAGGAATATCTTGACCGGTATCGTTAATATAGGGATGATACCCTATAAGGGAAAGATATACCAAGGAAAACACGAACCTATTTTTGATAAAAGTAGATTTAATCTTGCACAAGAATTGAGAAAAACTAGGGCAAGATCTAGGGCAACCTGCCAAACCGAACCTAATTTGCTGACCGGATTATGCTATTGTGGTGTTTGCGGATGTGCTATGCGGTATCAAAAATGGACAAATGGAAAGCACAAGATATACTGTATGTCCCGAAACAAGTCTATGAGCTACTTACCTAACTACAATGCTAATTGCGATAATTCGCTTGAGTGGGCGGATGACATAGAAAAGCAGGTAGAAGAAGAAATTCTTAAAATATCATTGAACTTGTCATCATATAAACCAAAGGAAAAGGCGACAAAGCTTGAAATTATGCAGTCACAGCTCGAAAAGGAGCAGACAAAGTTAAAAAGATTATACAACTTGTATGCTGACGGAAATGATACAGTTTTGGAAATGATTAAAGAATCAGAAACACTGATTAAGACAATGAAAGCTAATGTTTTGTCGGAAAGCAAAAATGCAGCCGATACACAGAAAAAAGAATTTGTTTACGAGAATATAAAAAAACTTGCCGACGTTTGGGATAACATCGACAAGAAGAAGAAAAATATGATACTTAAGACTATAATAGACAAAATTGTTATAGTCAATGGAAATATCGAAATTCAATTAAAAAATTTTTAGCACAAACTTAATGCCGTGCCCATGATAATTGGGGAGATAAGACGTTTT